CAAAATTATTATACGCTAATAGATTGTTCAGAGCTTATAACTTAAACAATGAGCAAAAATCTAAAGTTGTTGAAAACTTAGACAGAACATCATCTGTTAGAGAAGTAAAATTAGTTTACGCTACGTTGGCAGAATCAATGAATTTTACAGGAACTGAGAAGAAAACTAAGAAAGTTGTAGCTGAGGCTGCATCTAAACCAGTTGCTTCAACTGCTCCTTCAAAAGAAATTATTTCTGAAAACACAAATGTATTAGCTGAGAGATTTAAAAAACTAGCTAATATCAAATAATTTAACTAACATTAAAAAGGAAAAATAAAATGGCAAATTTTGATTTATCTAAACTAATGGAAGGCAAGAACCCACAGTCGGTAATGTTGGCTGAAACAAGACAACTAAAGTCTAAGTGGGAAAACACAGGTCTTTTAGAAGGTTTAGGAGAAAAAGAGCAAGGCGCAATGTCTGTTCTTTTAGAAAACCAAGCAAAACAATTGCTTGATGAGGCATCTCAAACAGGGGTGCAAAATAACTCTGAAGAGTGGAGCGGTGTTGCTTTACCTTTAGTAAGAAGAATCTTTGGTGAGATTGCTTCTAAAGAATTCGTTAGTGTACAACCTATGAACTTACCTTCAGGGCTTGTATTCTATTTAGATTTCAAATATGGAACTGCACAAGGTGGAAACCCTGCATTCAACGGTCAATCACTTTTCGGTGGAGACGGTTCTGATGTAGGTTCAACTAACGTTGCTGAAAATGGTCTTTACGGAGACGGTAGATTTGGATACTCTGCAAATGATGTAACTTCTTCTATCGCTGTAGGTGATATCACTTTCGCTTCAGCTTCTTGGGCTGAGGTAGGTTTTGACGCTTCATTATCACAATCAATTTCTGATGGTGAAATCGCTAAACTTACTTTCGCTGCTCCTGCAACTGCTGATTTAGATGGTGCTAACTCTTTCAACATCTCTGATGATGAAATCGTAACTACTATCAACCAATTCAATGGTGCTGATGGTTCTAACTTAGTAATGTTCGTATCTGCATCTGCTGGATATGGTACATCTGCTGCTGACTTCGCTATCTTAACTTACTCAGTAGTTCCTGCTGATTACGCAAGAGGTGATTTCGAAGATGGTAAAAACGCTGGACAAGTAGCTGGTGCTGCTGGTAGTGTTGGTACTTCTATCGATATTCCTGAAGTAGACTTAGAATTGAAGTCTGAAGCAATTGTTGCTAAGACAAGAAAACTAAAGGCTGTGTGGACTCCTGAGTTGGCGCAAGACCTTAACGCTTACCACTCAATCGATGCTGAAGCTGAATTAACTTCTATGTTATCTGATTACATCTCATTAGAGATTGACTTAGAAATCTTAGATATGTTAAAGTCTAACGCATTGACTACTGAGTACTGGTCAGCTACAATCGGTGAGGAGTACAACTCTTCAACTGGTGCATGGTCTGCTGGAACTTCTGGTGTTGCATACCAAAAGAACACTTGGTTCCAAACTTTAGGTACTAAATTAAACAAAGTATCTAATAAGATTCACCAATTAACATTAAGAGGTGGAGCTAACTTTGTAGTAGCATCTCCTGATGTATGTACTATCTTAGAATCAATCCCTGGATTTACTGTATCAGCTGATAAAGACGCTATGAGCTTCGCTGCTGGTGTAACTTCAGTAGGTGCGATTGCTAACAGATACACAGTTTACAAAAACCCTTACATGACTTCAAATGAAATCTTGTTAGGATTTAGAGGAAGCAACTTCCTAGAAACTGGTGCTGTATATGCTCCGTATGTACCACTTATTATGACTCCATTAGTGTATGACCCAACTAACTTCACTCCAAGAAGAGGAGTTATGACGAGATACGCTAAGAAAATGGTAAGACCAGAGTACTATGGTAAGATTTATGTTAAAGATTTAGCTTCTATCTAAGATAGAGTTTAACTTTATATAAACTAAATTAAGAGGGAACGAAAGTTCCCTCTTTTTTTTTATTCATTTTTCAATATTTATATTTACTAATTGGAGAAAAATTATGGCAGCAGGAAATTATAACTTTACTATTGAGCAAGGTGCTACTTTAAACTTTAATGTAACTTGGAAAGATGGAGATGGAAATCCCGTTGATTTAAGTGGATATCAGGCAAGAATGCATCTTAGACCAACTATTGAATCTGAAACAATTTATATCGCATTATCATCATCTTTATCAGATGGTTGTGGTACGGGGTTAAACCTAAGTGGAAGTACTGGTAATTTACCACTTTCATCAGGTTCAATTGGAGTTTATATTTCTGCACACTCATCTTCCCTATTAGACTTTAGTGAAGCCGTTTATGATTTAGAAATGGTGGATAGTAATGGTTGTGATGTAACACGATTATTACAAGGTAAAGTAAAATTATCTAAAGAAGTAACTCGATAACAATGGCAGTTAATGTAACTCAGAATAATACAACAGTAGAAGTTTCTGGTTCACAATCAACTATTGAAGTAAATCCAACAACATCGGATATAGTAGTTAGTGGAACGGGTAATACATCTGTAACTATTGCTACTGCTGGTGCAAAAGGTTCTACTGGAGAAAAGGGTTCATCTGGTTCAGCTGGTACATCTGGTACAAGTGGACTAAATGGTACATTCTTTGGGAGCAGTGGAACATCAGGAACATCAGGTACATCGGGTGTAGATGGTGCAGATGGTGTAACTGGTTCATCGGGTTCAGCTGGTACATCTGGTACAAGTGGATTGGATGGAACTTTGTTTGGTTCATCTGGAACTTCTGGTGTTTCTGGTACAAATGGAACTGCAGGAAGTGGTGGTACGAGTGGAACAAACGGAACTGCAGGAAGTGGTGGTACGAGTGGTACTTCTGGTATTACCCAAGATTTAACATCACTAAATGATTTTACATCATCTATTCAAACTGAAGTAAATAACGTAACTTCAGAAACAGGTTCTTATATTACTGAACTTCCACAAGGTATTGTAAGTGGTTCATCTCAAATTACCGATGTAATAACCGATTCATATATTTCATCATCAGTTGCATCAAGTGGATTTGGAAGTGGTGGAGGAGATTCTCACACACATTCAAATAAAACACAACTTGATACTATAAATCAAAACCTTAGTACAACTTCAAATGTATCATTTAATGATATAACTGCAAGTGGTGATGTAACATTTTCAGGAAGTTTATCATTGAATGACAATGAGAAAGTAAACTTTGGTGATAATGATGACTTGCAGATTTTTCACCACAATAATGGAACTGGTATTATTCAGAATGCTGGTTCTGGTCAGTTACAACTTCGTAGTAATACAATCAGACTTCTTAATCAAGCTACTGATGAAGATTTTGCTTTCTTTAATGATGATGGTAGTGTAGATTTATACCATAACAATATTAAAAGGTTTGAAACAACCTCAGATGGTATTGCTATTACGGGTAGTGTTGATATTTCAGGAAGTTTATATCTAAATGATGGTGGGACAATCAATATAGGTGATGATAATGACTTAGAACTACTGCACAGTGGTATATCCGCCCGTATCAAAAACACCACAGGTACTTTAGTTTTACAAAGTCCAATTGTTAGAATACAAGATAATGGTTCATCTCGAACCGCAATAACAGCTGAAGATGGTATTGCTACACTTTATCATCTAAACTCAGAAGTATTATCAACAACGGCAGATGGTATTTCTATGACGGGTAAAATCACAAATTTATCAGAACCAACTGCATCTCAAGACGCTGCAACAAAAGCTTATGTAGATGCTAGTTTGGATGGCTCAATAAGTGGTTCATCTCAAATATCAGATTTAGGATATGTAAGTTCATCAACAGTTGATTTTATACAACTAATGACATCTGCATCTTATGCAGCAATCACACCTGTTAGTGGTACACTATACATCATACAAGGATAACAATGGATAGGAGAATCAATACTGCACAAAACATTTATTTGAATAATGTTTCGGTAGATGAGGTTTATTATAATAACGAACTTATATGGCCACAAACTCCTTGGTCACCAAGTACAGATATAACAACAGCTGCTTGGATTGATGCATCCGATACATCAAGTTATACTGTATCAGAAAATGGAATTTATGTAACTGCAGTTACAGATAAAGCAGGCAATGCCACTGTCACAGTACGCAACACGCCTCAAGTGAACCAAACACTTAATGGTAAGACTGTTTTTCAATTTCAAAGCGGTGAAGATTTCACAACAGATGAATTTCAACAAGTTGATTCAGATGGTAATCATTGGGCAATTGGTTTAATGAAATGGGATAACATTAACAATGTGAGAGATTCATTTTGGAGTGTAGAAAACAACACTGTTTCATCAACAAGTAAAAGAGATTATGCTATTAGTTCAGGTAATGTATCTGCTTTTGATGGTGAGTTAGATTTGGATGGATTAAGTTCAGATAGAATTTCATCAACCATCGGTAATGCAGAACAATTTGACTCAGGAATAGCACAAGACACTTGGGTTATCATATGTGCTATTTTCAACAAAACAGGCAATCAGATTGCTGTGAGAGTAAACGGAACCAACAAGTTTACACCTGTGAATGATTATGATAATGCTCTAAACACCAATTTGGATTTGAGGATATTCAAAAACAGAGCTAACGAAAGAATGCAAGGTCAAATGGCAGAGTTTTTAACTTTTGCAGGTTTACCAGGTACAAGTGGGACAGATATCAGTAATGTTGAACGTACAGAAGGATACCTTGCACACAAATGGGGATTAGAAAGTTCTTTACCAAGCTCTCATCCTTATAAAACTTCAGCACCATAAAAATAAAGAGATAAGGTAATCTTCTTACAAAAACACTATTCTTCTTTTTCTTTATATTTATAGATACTATACTAAAGAGAGGAATAATTTATGGCAGTAGAATACATATACCCTGGTTCATCATCATTCTTTGCTGGACAAACTCCATTTGGTACTTATGATAATGATTATGAGTTCCAAACCGATGCACCCAAAATAGCTAATTGGTGTGCAAAGAGATTAGGATATCCCGTCCAAAATGTAGAATTGGTTGATGAAAATCTATTTGCTTGTTTTGAAGAAGCTACTGCAGAATATGCTGCACAAGTTAATCAATTCAACATTAGAAATAACTTAGATACATTAAAAGGAAATCCAACCGGCACAAATTATAGTGGAAAGTTGGTACAAGGTTCAAATCTACCTGATTTAGTAGCCATTTCAGATGCTTATGGTACATTAGCTGGTGTTGGTGGTAATACTGATATTAAAAGTGGTTCTATTGATTTGGTAGCCGGTAAACAAAATTACGATTTAGATATTTTATTTGCTAATGTAAGTGAAAGCGGAAACCGAATTGATGTAACAACAGTATTTCACGAAGCAACTCCAGCGGTAAATAGATTCTTTGACCCTTATTCGGTAAGTGGACAAGGTACTCTAAATTTAATTGATGAGTTTGGATTTGGTTCATTCTCACCGGCAGCACAATTTGTGTTAATGCCAATATTTGAAGATGTATTAAGAATGCAGGCAATTGAGTTTAATGATACTATTAGAAAATCCGCACACTCATTTAATATCGTAAATAATAAATTACAAATTTTTCCAATCCCAACAACTGCTGGTAAATTATGGTTTGAATATTTTGTTAGAGATGAATTTATTCAAAACTCAACATCAGTAACATCTGATGTAGTATCGGATTATTCAAATGTTGGATATGATTTTATCCCATATACATCTATAAATGATGTGGGTAAACAATGGATTAGAAAATATTCACTTGCTCTTGCTAAAGAACTATTAGGAGCAATCAGAGAAAAATATAGTTCAGTACCTATTCCTGGTTCCGAAATATCGTTGGATGGAGCAGCATTAAGAGCTGAGGCTCAAACTGAAAAAGATGCTTTGATTGAACAACTCCGAGAAAATTTAGAAGAGTTAAGTAGAAAAAATCAGTTTGAAATTAGAAATAACGAAGCTAATTATCAGCAAGAAATGTTACGAAAAGTTCCATTAACGATATACACCGGATAAAATGCCAAGATTTGCATTAGATAGAGATATAAGATTCTTTGAATCAATTTCAAGAGAATTAGTAGATGCTGTAATTGAAACTACGGTAGTTCTATTCAAACTTGCTATTGAGGATATTTCAACAAACCTTTATGGTGAATCACTAAATAAATCATATTACCAAGGTACTAAATGTACTGCAGTTATTGAAAGAGATGATTCTTCGGTTTCTTACGAAGGTTTTGGTGCAGATAGTGGACAAAATGTAGAATTTAGATTCAATCGTATTACATTAAAAGATAAAGGATTTTATCCAGAAATCGGTGATATTATCATGCATAATGATGCATATTTTGAAATCGATAATGTGAGAGAAGACCAATTAATTGGTGGACAAAGTGGAGAGAAATTCTCAATCATTTGTTCAACATTTATGACAAGAAGAAGTTCTATTCAAACTGAAATGAGAGTTATCTAATGAATAAGAAGGAAACAAATAGAGCACTTCAGAGAAGTATTAGTAAAGAATACACTAAAGGTGTAAAACTTTTAGATGTAGATACTACTATTGCTGAGTACATGGTGGATACTGTAATTCCTGATGTTGAGGAACATGGTAACCAAGTTAAAGTTCCTCTACTTTATGGTAATGCAGAAAGATGGAATAATGCACGAGCAAAAGGATACCTTCGTGACCAACGAGGTAAGATTCAAATTCCATTAGTAATGTTTAAGAGAAACTCTATTGAAAGAGATTCTACATTAGCACAATTTAAAGATGTAAATACTTTACCAGCATACAAAAAATATTCAGCAAAAAATAGATATGAAAGGTTTTCATTGCAACCAAATGCACAAAAGGCATTTGAGCAATATGAAGTTTCGGTTCCCGATTATGTTACACTAACGTATGAAGTAATGATTTGGACATCTTTTACTGAACATATGAATACGATTGTGGAAGCATTTCAATATGCCACTGATAGATATTGGGGTAAAGAAGGTGGATTCAAATTTAGAACTCGTATCGATTCATTTGATAACCAACAAGAAGTTGGGGAAGGTTCGGAAAGAGTGATTAGAACTTCTTTTACAATGGTGGTCAATGCATATCTACTTCCTGAAACTTATGATGAAAAACCACAAGTTAAAAAATCATTCACACCTAAAAAGGTTGTTTGGGGAATTGAAACCGATTTAACTGGTATGAGATTCTCAAATCCAAATATTTATAATGAGTATCAGAATGTAATAGATTTTGTTGCAATTAGAGGTTCTGCTGATGCAGTTATTAATAAGAGTTTATATCCAGATGAAACGGCAGATGGTGTAACAAACAAATACTCTTATTTCTATTTAAATAACGCAGAATTACCTATCTTACCACAAGAACTAATTGGTACATTTGATACAAAAGGATGGTTTAGAGTTTACATAAATGGGGTATATATAACACCAAGTGCATATACCTATACATTTAATGGTTCTCAAAATAGAATTATCTTTAAATTGGATAACACTCAAGCATTCGAAAGTGGTGGTGGAATAACATATGTTTTAGAACCCGATTTTGAAGTTTCGGTAACTGGTAAATTTATAGAATTATGAACATCTTTACTTTAAAAAATATAATGAAAGAGGTGAATGCACCTAATACATTTCAAGGTGTTCCTTCTGATAAAGAAAATGGAGATAGATATGAATTTTATCATCCACTTTATTGGATATTCAAAGTAGAGAATATGAGAATAAAAACTTTAGATTCTCGATTGACAGAAAAAAGAAAGCCACATGCAAGATTCGATGTTTTTATGTATTTATTAACAGATGATTCTCAAGGTGAATTATTTGTCAGAAGTCAAGACTATGTTTACGAACAAGTTGGAAATGATTTTTATGTAAAAATGAAAAAAGAAAACTTTCCATTGGAAGATAGAAACGGAGACCCTTGGTCTTTTTCAACGGATGATAGAATTTTTATAAAAGGTGATATTGAAAGAGTTAACTAATGAGTAGACCAGTTCCAAAAATATATGCAGGAAATACGGTAAAAAAGAGAGATAGGCAATCTTTCAAAAATTTTGTATTGGAAGTAATCGAAGATACTTTTATCAACGAATTTACTCCAACCTCATCATCTTTGGATGCAGATACTCAAACTTTATTTACTTTATTTTTAGGCCCAAAGGATGGTAATGAAGATGGTGATTTATTAGATAGAGTAGATATATTAGGATATAGATTTAATTATGAAGATTTACAAGTAGATAATGCATACGATTATTTAGATGTTTATCTTTATGGTGTTAAACAAGACAGAAGTAAATACGATGTAAAGTTATTTGATGGAAGTGGAACTGAACTAACATCCGGCCAATACGCTAGTGGTTCGAAAGAAATTAGAATGATATTTAATGAAGATATCACACGAGTTCCTTTAGAAGTACCAACAAATGCATTTACAATTAAAGGAAAAATAGTAGAAATACAATAAGATGGCAAGACTAATATCCAGAACGCAAGTCGAAGAGATACAGGATTTTATCAGAGATACCTCATTTGCACAAAATGTAACTATCTCTGGTTCTCTTTTAGTATCTCAAAGTTTCTCTATGGGTTCAGACCCAGATGTAGTTTCGGATATTACTGGTTCGGTATTTATAACAGGTTCTCTTACAATTGATGGGCCGTTAAATGTAACTGGAGACCAGGCATTAAATTTAACAGCATCTGTTTCATTAGATGCATTAGATACTCAAAGATTTGGTGGAATCAAACCAGAGGATTTTGGAGCGATGGATGCTACCCTTTATGTATCTTCAACATCTGGTGATGATAATAATGATGGTAGAACTCAACAATTTCCTTTAAGAACAATTAAAAAGGCTGCCGAAATTGCTGCGTCTGGTGATGATGGTAGGTTTGGATTACCAACTGGCTCTCTATTTACTGGTTTTAGAATTGAAGTTGGTGCTGGTACATATTTGGAAGATAATCCAATTGAGTTACCGAAGAACACAACGGTTTGGGGTGCTGGTTTAAGGGTTTGTAAGGTTCTTGCTAAAAACGAAAACGAAGATTTATTTTGGGTAAATAGTGGTAACTATTTGGCAGAGATGACCTTTGGTGGATTAAGAGTATTCCCATCAGTTGACAACTCAAGAAGTGGATTTGCTGTAGCATTTGCTCCAAATGCATTTATTACAACCTCTCCATATGTTCAAAACTGTTCGATGATTTCGAACCAAGAAAATTCATTCTTGGAGGCATATGAAGATATTCCTCCAGGTGGTGGTGGGTTGAATGTAGATGGTAATATTATCCATCCCGATTCACCACTTGCTTCAATGGTACTCGATGCATATACACAGGTTGCACCAAATGGTGTAGGTTGTCAAGTTGTTGGTAGAGGATTCATTCAGTTGGTATCTTTCTTCACCAACTTCTCCGCATACGCAGTAAAAGTATTAGATGGTGGACAAGCAGTACTACTTAACTCGAACACCTCGTTTGGTGATTATGGTATGTACTCATCGGGCTCTCGTTTTATTACTGGTAGTGGTGGTAACATTCAGGCATTCAATAGAGTAAGAGATAACTATACAATTATTATTGATACTATTGAAGATGGACTATCCGCAATTCCTGAATTTGTCCCTAATACAAACGATGGTATTAAAGTAACCGATGAACTACAATACTTTATAAATGGTAGTTCTTCGGATGAAGTTGCTGAACAGGCAAAATCAGAATATAGATTAGTATCTAATATAGTAGATAGTGGTGTTTCTAACATTCCATCTTTATTAGCAAAATCATCAACGAGAGGATACAGTAGTGGTTCGGTTTGGAATATATCTTATGGAATACAAACAACTGGTTCTACATTTGCTGGAACTGATGATGTATCAATTATATCTGATAGATTCCAAAAAGTAAAAGAAACTTTAGAACTTGGAGCAAGGGCAACTGCTAGTTATACATTGGTTGATAATATCGATGCATTAATAAAAACACAAAATATTTCTCAATACAAAGATTCTGATGCAGGAACATCTTCTGAAGTTGATAATGTTAGTAGAAACTTTGATACTATTTTAAAGATAGTTGAATATGGTATAAATGATGCAGACAATCCAATTGCATCATTATCGGGTTCTAATGATTCTAATATAAAAGTAACTGAAACACCTCAATTTATTACTGATATTTCATCGAGTGCTGAAGTTAGAAATAAAATTAGTTCTTCATTTGCAACCGTTTACCGAATATTAGAAAAAGGTACTGATTATGCACCTAATATTGTTCAAAGTTCTTCGTTTGAAAATCCATCAATTGATTATCAAAATGGATATAATGCATTATTAGGAAACTTATCATTTATTCAAGAAGAAACGATTGCATATCTATCATCTTCTTGGAGTACATTTGATTATAATGAAGTAACTTGTAAAAGAGATTTAGGATATATTGTTAGTGGGGCTGCACATGATTTATTATATGGTGGTAACGAAGAATCTGTAAGAAATGGTAATTTCTATTACCTATATCCATCGGAAGCAACATCATCACAAAAACAACAAACATTAGATGCTATTAAGTATGCCGGTGGATTGGCAGAAAGAGTTATCGGTGATGTAACATATGTAGAACCTTCAGTAAATGTTCAAAATTCTTACGATTTATTAGTAAATAATAAAGAGTTTATACAGGAAGAAGTTGTTGCATATGTATCATCTTCTTGGAGAGGATTTGATTATAATGAAGATAAATGTAAAAGAGATGTTGGTCATATCATTGATGCAGTAACAACTGACTTGAGATATGGTGGTAATGAAAGAAGTAGAATAGCAGGAGAATTTTATTACTTATATCCATCAGAGGCAACTACTACCCAATTACTTCCAACATTGGATGGAATCAGGTGGGCAAAAAATTTATCTAAAAAACTTATATTAAACGAAACATTTGTAACTGCATCTGCAGTAACACAATCAGTATATGATTTAATTGTAAATAATAGAGACTTAATACAAGAGGAAACGGTAAACTTTATTGATACACAATTCCCTAATTTAGTTTATTTAAGAGATAAGTGTAAACGAGATACAGGATATATTGTTGATGCAGTCGCCACTGATTATTTATATGGCGGTAATGAAAAGAGTGTTAGGGCAGGATTATATTATGGACAAGTTCCATCTAAAGTAAATGGTGAACAATTAAATGAAACTCTTGATGGTATTCATTATGCTAAAACTTTTGTTGAAAAGGTAATACAAAATCAAGTAGTTGAAATACCAGAGGTAATTGATAATACATACTCAAGAATTAGAGCAGGTAATATTCTACCAGTTACATCATCTTTGGTATCTGGTAGTGAATCTGAAAGAATAAAAGTTAGTTCTTCATTTGGATTGGTTGAGGATATAATTAAACAGGGTGAAGATTCTTTATTAGCAGCAATTGCAGGAAATACACCTAACTTTAATTACACTATAAATGAACCTAAATTAACTACAAGTGGAACAATAGTTACTTCTTCAGCTGATACTGATGTGGTAAACAATATTACAAGTAGTTATAAAATAATAACGGATATAATTACCAATGGACTTGGTTCAACTCCATCGGAAGTTACTAACTGGACTGGTAGTATAAAGGTAACCGATACTAATCAATTTATAAACGGCAGTTCTGTTGCAACCACAAATCAAGGAGATTTAGTAAGTTCTTCTATTTCTATCGTAAAACATGCAGTTGAAAATGGTACTGGTTCATTACCTACTTTAGTTGATAATACTCAAGGTTTAATTAAAGTAACATCTGAAACTCAATTTACAACCTCATCAATCTCTGCAAGTATAGATGATATATCATTTATTTCAGAATCATTTGAAATCGTAACAAGAATATTACAATTCGGGAGTGGTTCTTATCAAACTGCATCTCTATATGGTAGTGAGGTAACAACTGATACTACGATTGCAGCGTACAATCTTATAAAAAATAATATTACATTCATCCAAGAGGAAACAATTGCTTATTTAAGTTCTTCTTGGTCTACATTTGATTATGATGAGGTAAAATGTAAAAGAGATGTTGGATATATTGTAAGTGGTGCTGCAGAAGATTTATTACATAATAACTATTCATCATCTATTGTAAATGGTAAATTCTATTTAGAGTTCCCATCCAATGCAAACATTCCAAATGATGGAGATACTCCAAGTGGTGCACAATTAAACCAAACATTAGATGGAATTAGATATGCGGCAAGATTAACAAAAAACATTGCATCTAACAAAACATTTGTATCACCAAGTCAGGCGGTGCTAGATGCGAAAGAATTATTAGAAGAAAACAAACAATTTATTAAAGATGAAGTTGTGGAATTTGTATCTTCATCATGGAGTGAGTTTTCGTATAATCAAACAACTTGTAAAAGAGATGTTGGTTATATTTTAGATGCAACGATAACTGATTTAGTATACGGTGGTAATGAACGAAGTAGAGTTGCAGCAGAATATTATTACAGATACCCATCTTCAGCAATTGTAGGTGGTGTACCATCTACAACACAACAAAAAGACCCAACTGTTGATGCAATCGAATACTTGGGCGGTATATCAAGTCAGATTGTGGTGGGTGAAGAATTTGTAACAGCAAGTTCTGATATAACAACGGCTGCAAATCTGATAAGAGAAAATAGAACATTTATTCAACAAAATGTATTGGATTATGTAAATTACATTTATCCAACATTGACTTACAATAAGGCAAAATGTTTTAGAGATATCGGATTTATCACAGATGCAATTGTGACTGATTTAGTATATGGTGGTAATGAAAGAAGTATTCAAGCAGGTACATTCTATTACAAATTCCCATCACAAGCAACAGGATATCAATTGGATGAAACTATTAGTGGTATTAACTATGGTAGAGATTTAACCGAATTGATTATCAGAGGTGGTAAGCAAGTTGAAGATTCGTTTGACACCGTTGTTAAGATTATTGAAAGTGGAAGTTCAGTACAAACCGACACAACAATTGGATTTGCTTCGAATGGATTGCCAATTTCACAAGTTGGTATTCCTAAAAATTCTTATGGTGATAATTTAATTACAACTACAACTGGTGTTAGTTTACCAAATGATATTGTTGAAATTTCTAACATGGCAGGTGGTATTAAGTTTAATAATAACTCACAATATACATCATCCATTTCTGCATCATCTTCTACTTCAACTGCAATCTCTGAATCATTTAGAACTGTGATTGATATCATTGATTATGGTATTAGTGGTAGTAAACAACTTTCAGGTTCAGCAGATTCATCATCTTATTTTGAAGTTGTAACTTTACCAAACGATTCTACTGCATTCTACATTACTGATAATCAATTAAAATATTTTGATGGTAGAGAAAGTTGGGATAAATTTGATGGAGCAGAAGATACTGGTTCATTCTTGGGTTCTAAAAAAGACCCAACACTTACATTGGTTAGAAATGAAATGTATAATTTCTCAATCAATGATTTAGGTGAAGAAGATTCAACAATTTATGCACCATTCCTTATTAAGACAAAAAGAACAGCAGGAACACGAGAAGATGTATATGAAAGTGTTGGGTTAATAAATAATGGTATATCTTTTGGTACAATTACATTTACTCCATTGGCAGATACACCAGATACTTTATACTATGTAAATCCAACAAATGTTTCTGCAAGTGGTGTTATTAATATTGTAGATAGTCTACCTCTATCATCTGAGCAAGAATATGTATATGTTCCAACTAAAGGTGAATTTGAAAAAGTATTAAATACTGCTGGGAATATAAAAATTGTTGATAATGAACAATACACATCATCTTTAGATGCTACAATTTCTGATAGAAATAATATAAGTGGTTCTATCAGTGCTGTAATTAATATTTTACAAAGTGGAAGTTCAGTTGCACCATCAACTATTAAAACTATTGATGGTTTAATTAAACGAAGTGGTACTACACAAGTAACTTCTTCATTGAGTGGTTCATCAAATACTATTTCTAAAATATCTTCATCATTTGCAATTGTATTAGATATTATAGAAAATGGTACAGGTTCTTTACCAACTCAAGTTGATAATACGAATGAATATATTGCCGTAGGAACTGTTTCACAATTTACAACCTCATCAATCTCTGCAAGTATTGATGATATTTCATTTATCTCTGAATCATTTGAGATTGTTGCAAGAATGGTTGAATTTGGAACTGGTTCATACCAAACTGCATCTTTATATGGTAGTAGAATTACTACACCTCAAAGTGTGGCTGCATATAACTTAATTAAAGAAAATATTGACTTTATTCAAGAAGAAACAATTTCTTACTTATCATCTTCTTGGTCAACATTTGAATATAATGAGGCTAGTTGTAGTAGAGATATTGGGTATATTGTAAGTGGAGCTGCAGAGGATTTAATTCACAATGTTTACTCTGCTTCAATTGTTAATGGTAAATTCTATTACGAATTCCCATCAGAGGCTACAGCATCTCAATTAAACCAAACATTGGATGGAATTAGATATGCTAGTAGATTAGCACAAAATATTGCATCTAACATAACATACGGTTCTCCATCGCAGGATAGATTGGATACCGAAACTATTATTAGAGATAACATAAACTTCATAAAAGATGAAGCTATAACATTCTTATCTTCAAGTTGGTCTGCATTTGATTATAATGAAACTACTTGTAAGAGAGATATTGGATACATTTTAGATGCCGCAATGACTGATATTGTATATGGTGGTAATGAAAGAAGTATCAACGCAGGTGTATTCTATTATAAATACCCATCTGAAGCTACAGGTTCACAACTATTCCCGACATTAGATGGTATTGAATATGCAGGTGAAGTTGCACAAAAGGTAGTAAGTGGAGCAGTATTTATTGACCCATCTTCGGATAGAGTTAATGCATACAACTTGGTACATGAAAATAGAGATTTAATTCAGGATGAAGTTATTCAATATATTTCATCTTCTTGGAATTCGTTTGACTATGATGATGTTAAATGTAGAAGAGATACTGGATACATCTTGGATGCAGCTACAACCGATTTAATTTATGGTGGTAACCAAAGAAGTATAATTGCTGGTGATTTTTATTATCGTTATCCTTCACAAGCAACTGGCTCACAATTAAATCAAACTGTGGATGGTATTGTTTATGCTCAGAGATTATCTGACAAAATGATGACCAATACTTTATTAGTTACTGCATCATCTGAAATAGAAGGTGTTTATCAAATTATTGAAAGAAACAGAGAGTTAGTACAAGATGAAGTAATTTCTTACATTTCATCTTCTTGGGTTGGATTTGAATACAATCAAGACAAATGTCATAGAGATGTTGGACACATTTTAGATGCTGTTGCAACTGACTTGAGATATGGTGGTAATGAACGAAGTGTAATTGCCGGTGAATACTATTGGAGATATCCATCTGATGCAACCGATGGACAAAAAATTGAAACTATTGATGGTATTGTACATGCTGCAAATGTAGTTCAAAAACTTATTCAAAATGTGGTACTACAACAACCTTCATCTGACAAATTAGAGATATGGAATTTAATTAGAAATAATAGAACTCTTATTCAAAATGAAACAACTGAATATATTGATTTTAGATATCCTTTCTTTACATACAATAGAGAAAAATGTAGAAGGGATGTTGGTCATATATTAGATGGTATTGCCACTGATTTATTATGGGGTGGTAACCAACGAAGTGTTAAGAGTGGAGAATTCTATTATTTATATCCATCTGAAGCAACAACTGTACAGATAGGTGAAACTATTGCTGGTATTAGATATGCTGAAAGTTTCTTAAAAAATATTATTATAAATAATTCAATAGAATCCCCATCAATAGTTTCAAATACTGATGGAAATATTAAAGTAACTTCATTTGAACCTACTTTATCTTCAATTGCATTAAGTGGTTCATATCAAACTGAAGTTAGTAAATCGGTTGATATTGTAACTGGAATTATAAAAACTGGAATTGAATCATTTACACCAACAACTGCAACTTACAATCCGGCAGATGGTGATTTTGTAATGACAATTTCTAAACATGGATTGAGTGTTGGTGATAGTATTTACTTACAACCTGAATCATTCACTTTCACTTGTGAAATGGATGGTAATAGAACGGAGCATAACTTACCTTCAGTTGGACAACCTGCTTACGATAATAGATTGACAATTAAATCTAAAACTGATAATACTATAACTGTAAATGTTGGTAAATCGGGTCCAAATGTAGAGTTCAACCCAACAACCGCATCTTATGACCCAGCAACTGGTGATTTTGTAGTAACTGTTGCAAGTCATAGTTTAAGTGTTGGTGAGGGTATCGTTATGGAAGCTGAATCATTTGCATTTACTTGTGATATGGATGATAACCAATCGGTTAAATCTTATCCAAGAGTAGGTATCGACCCTAAAGCAGTTCGCTCAATTCCTCTAACGGCTGTAACTGATACTACAATGACATTTAATGTAGGAGCATCAGGTCCTAATAAATACTTTACACCTGTATCTGCTTCATACAATGCTTTAAGTGGAGATATGACATTGACTGTTACTGAATCATTTGGTTTAGGAGTTGGTAGAAGTGTAGTATTGGAAGATGAATCATTCGCATTTACTTGTGACCAAGATGGTGATGCAACAACTCATTCTTATCCAAGACCAGGTTCAGACCCATATGCTGGAAAATCAATTGTTATCACTTCAGTTGGTACAACATCACATACTGTAACCGATGCACCTTATGATGCATCAACTGGTGATGTTACAATCACAATTTCAAATCACGGATTCTCAAATGGAGATTACATCAAATTAGATGATAACTCTCTAACTTATACTTGTGTGTTAGATGGTAATACAACTACCAAATCTTACCCAAGACCTAATTATGATTATCCAAGTGGAAGATGGTTAGAGATTTCAAATGTAACTACAAACACATTTGATATCAATATCGGTTCATCTCCATATGTGGGAGCACATACATTCGTATCTGCAACTTCTGATGGATTAGAAAGACAAGATGGTACATTTACAATTAATGTAGGTAATGCTGGTAGTGCTTCTGGTTCTTTACATACATTTGTATCTGCATCAAATAATGCAGTTAAACACGAACCTCAATCAGTACACACATTTGTGTCTGCATCAAATGGAGCATTGAAACATTTACCTCAATCAGCTCATACATTTGTTAGAACCCAAAGAGATTCAGTAAGTACATTACCTGTGTTAACTGAAAATATTGAGGGATTAGTTAAGATTACCGATACAACACAATTCACATCTGCAAATAGTGGTAGTGATATTGAATCTGCATATGTAACTCGAAGTGTAGGATTTATTAATGATATTATCAGATTAGGAACTGATGACATTCCATTTGCATTAGCAAAGTGGTATGATGATACATTAGATGTACCTCAAAACTTAACTACTGGTTCTTATGTAACAGCTAGTGGTACTTATACAACTGATACTGAATTTGGTATTGTAAGTTCTTCATTTGGTCAAATTATTAATATCATTGAAAATGGTACTGGTTCATTGCCAACATTAGAAACAAATACATCCAATCATATTAAAGTAACGAATGAAACACAATTTGTTTCTTCTATTAGTGGTTCATCTGTTGAGGTTTCTAAAGTAAATAGTAGTGTTGGTATTGTTGAAAATGTTGTTCAAAACGGATTGAGTGTATTACCAACTATTACATATAACAACTCTGATGTTGATAATTTAATAAAAGTAACTGATGTTTCACAAATTACATCTGAAAGCTTTGGTGATAGATTACAACAAAGATTAATATCATCTTCAATTTCGGTTGTAACTACAATTTTAGAAAATGGGACTGGTTCGTTGCCAACTATTGTTGAATATGATACACCATCCGAATCTCCAAAGACATTAGCTGCATATAACTTATTAAAAGATAATATAGGATTTATTCAAAGTGAATCAATTGCTTATTTAAGTTCTTCTTGGTCAACATTTGACTATAACCAAGACAAATGTGCAAGAGATATTGGATATATTATTTCAGGTGCAGCAGAAGATATGCTACATAATGCAAATTCTGCATCAGTAGTAAATGGTAAGTTCTACTATGAATATCCTTCTGAAGCTACTGGTTCTCAATTACAGCAAACATTGGATGGTATCAAGTATGCTGGTAGAATGGCAGAGAATATAGTAAGAGGGTATACTTATCAAACTGCATCTGTTCTTATTTCTGGTTCGGTTGAATTAATTAGAAACAATAAAGAATTTATTCAAGAAGAAACAATTGCATTTATTTCATCTTCTTGGGATAATTTTGATTACAACTCTGTAACTTGTAAGAGAGATGTTGGATATATTTTAGATGCAGTTGCAACTGACCTTCTTTATGGTGGAAATGAAAGAAGTGTAGTTGCTGGTAGATTCTATTATGATTACCCATCTGCTGCAATTGTAGGTGGTGTTCCTTCTGCGACAAGACAAAAAGACCCAACCGTAACTGCTATTGATTTTGTACAAGGAATTGCAACTGAAATAGTGAGTGGTGCAATATTTGTAACTTCATCAAATGAAGTTAAGTATGTTTATAACTCGATTAGAGAAAATAGAGAATTTATTCAAAATGAAACTATTGCATTTGTAAATGCTAAATATCCAAATTTTGAATACAACGAGGCAAGTTGTAGTAGAGATACTGGGTTTATTGTAGATGCTGTTGCAACTGATTTAAGATGGGGTGGAAACCAAAGAGCATTAACTGCTGGTGAATTCTATTATAGATTCCCATCTGAAGCAACTAATAATCAATTAGATGAAACTACTGATGCATTAATATATGCTAAAGATTTAATTGAAAAAATAATAGATAAGGAAACTTTATTTGTTCCAACTGGAAGTTTGAATACTGATAATGCAATTAAAGTAACAAATCTATCACCTGCAACTGGTGGTAGTGTAACTGATATTAGTATTCTTAATACAATTTCATCTTCATTTGCAATCGTATCAGATGCAATCGCAAATGGAACAGGTTCAACACCGACTGCTTCACTATATGGCCCTGCCTTAACAGATTCAGATATCGTAACTGCACATGCATTGATTACTGCAAGTGTTCCATTTATACAAACTGAAGTTGTAGAATATATCTCATCTTCTTGGGTAGGATTTGATTATGATGATGTCAAATGTGCTAGGGATGTTGGGTATATTGTAAATGGTGTAGCAAGTGATTTACTTTATGGTGTAGTTTCTGCATCGGTAGTAAATGCTAAATACTATTATGAATTCCCATCTGAAGCAACTTCTTCACAATCACAGCAAACAATTGATGGTATTAATTATGCATACCAATTGACCGAACAAATTGTAAAAGGTGTAACATTTACTAACCCATCTACTCAACTTTCTGCATCGGTTGAATTAATTAGAAACAACAGAGAGTTTATTCAATCAGAATCTATTTCTTATTTAAGTTCATCTTGGGAAGGATTTGAATATGTAGAAGCAACTTGTAGAAGAGATGTAGGACATATTGTAGACGCCGTTGCAACTGACCTTCTTTATGGTGGTAACCAAAGAAGTAAGATTGCAGGTGAGTTCTACTACAAATATCCTTCATCTGCAACATCAACTCAATTAGAACCAACTACAACTGGTATTAAGTACGCCGGTGATGTTGCAAGTAAATTAGTACAAAACGAAATATTCGTAACTGCATCTGCTGAAAGATTAGCTGGTAACAAAGTAATTTTAGATAACAAAGAATTTATTCAAAATGAAGTAATTGCATATATTTCTTCTTCGTGGAGTACATTTGATTACAATGAAGATAAATGTAAGAGAGATACTGGTTACATCTTAAATGGTGTAGCAACTGACTTCTTATATGGTGGTAATGAGAGAAGTAGAGTAAATGGTGAATACTATTACTTATACCCATCAAACGCAACAGTTAATTTCCAAAATAATACGAATGGTCAATTAAATCAAACTATTGATGGTATTAATTATGCAAGTTCATTGGCACAAAAAGTAATGGAAAATACAATTTTTGTCACTGCTTCAGCTGAAGTAAGTGGTGCTGTTGAATTATTAAGAAATAATAGAAGTTTTATTCAAAACGAAACTATTGAATTTATCTCATCTTCTTGGAGTAATGTAACTTATAATGAAGATAAATGTAGAAGAGATACGGGATATATTGTTGATGCTGCAGTAACTGACCTTCTTTATGGTGGAAATGAAAGAAGTGTAACTGCTGGGTTGTATTATTGGCGATATCCATCAAGAGCAACTCAAGGAGGTACACCATCTGAAGCAAATCAATTAGACCCAACTGTTGATGGAATTAGATTTGCAAATGGAACTTCACAAAATATTGTTCAAAATTTAGAATATTCACAACCATCGGTTGATATTTTAAATGGTATTGACTTGTTAAGAGGAAACACAACATTTATTCAGAAAGAAACAATTGCATATTTATCATCATCATGGAGTGAGTTTGAATATAATGAGGTTAGTTGTAGTAGAGATTTAGGATACATCATTGATGCAGTTGCAACTGATTTGAAGTATGGTGGTAACGAACGAGCAGTACAGGCTGGTACTTTTTATTACTACATCCCTTCAATTGCAACAACAGAGCAAAAACCACAAACAACTGATGGTATTGATTTCTCTAAAGGACTTGCAGAAAAGGTGATAACACAAAAACAATTAGTTTTCCCATTCTTATTAAATAAAAATGGAGCAAATGCATTGAGAAATGCAAAGAAAACTCTTCAAGGTAAGGCTATTTCGTATACAAATGCGGCATTCCCTAACTTTGAATATAACGAAGAAAAATGTTATAGAGATACTGGTTTCATTGTAGATGCTATCGCAACCGATATTATCTATGGTGGTAACGAAAGAAGTATCAGAGCAGCTCAATCATATTACAATGGTGTATATGGAAGTGCAGCTGTGGTTATAAATGAACAAAAGAAAGAAACGGCTGAAACTAATAGATATTTAAGAACACAATTCCAATTCATTGCAAGACAGGCACCTGTTGAAGAATTTGGTTCTTTGATAATTACTACTGGACACGATTTCTCTTATGCAGGCTCGGGTGTAACTTATAAAGCATTACCTCCTAACCAAGGTGGTGATGGTATACCAGACCCAAGTAAAGAGGTTGTAGAAGTAGCAGGAGGTAGAGTATTCTTTACTTCTGGTAACGAACTTGGTGACTTTAGAATTGGTGCAGGTCTGATTATTAAACAGGCTTCAGGTACTTTAGAGGGTAGAACATTCTCTCGTTCACTATTCTCATTAGTAACTCCATTCTCATTGGCACTACAAGATTAAAAATAAAAAAATATGGCAGAAGAATTAATTCCATTAAACTCATTTAAGTCGGTACTAACCACTTTAACTGGTGATGATGATGTTGTATATAAAACTCCAACTGGTGTTTCTACAATTGTCTTATCAGCACAGATTACAAATACGGGAACTACAAATACACCTGTGACAATTAAGATGACAAGTAATAGGGAACTTCCAGTTCCTCAACTTTCTTCAATTGTTAATAGTGGTAGTTTTACAAGTGCATCTGCTTTGATTGCAAAAAATCAAACTTTTATTGAAAAGGAATCTGCTGCATATATCAACTTTCAAAATAATTTGGAACAATTACCATTTAGTTTTACATCATCATTTTTTGAGGGATATGTAAGAACTGCCGTAGATGGAGTTGAGGCGGATTTAATTGAAGGTGGTACATTGCAAAGTAAAAAAGCAGCATTATCATTTTACAATAAAAATGGTGAAATCACTATTAGAGATGACTATTTTACGGCATCATATGAAGGTATAGATTATGCGAATTTATTGACCCAACAGATACTTATAAATGAATCGGTTACAGGTTCAGCAAGTATAACTCGATTGTATCAAGATAGTGTAACACAATCAATAGATACATCATTGGTAGCAGAGAGTGGTTCAATAAGTGCGTCTATTGGTTTATTAAATGCAATTTCAGAAACACTTTCAAATCCAACAAGAGTTTTACAAGAACCTGTTGATTTAATCACAAATGTTGAAATTCCTGCAGGCGATTCATTATCACCAATTGTAGCAGGTAAATTGGTACTTGAACAAGATTTTTCACTAATTGTATCAGGTTCTACGAATTTAACCGTGATTTTATCGATTCTTGAAAGTGCAAACGAATAATTATATATTAATAACCAACATAATAAATGAGCCAATTATTAAGTGGAAAGGTTAAGGTAGTACGCCCATCCGATGTTTCGGAGGATAGGTATGAGTATCTACGATTGAATGAAGCTGAACCAAACCTCGGAGTTCCGGAGAGTGGTTCAATTTCATCTGGCTCCATCGCGCTTGTAGCGTCTGATGCGGATGGAAATCGTTTATTTGTTACAACACTTCAATTAGACCAAGTAACCGGCTCATTCAGCGGTTCTTTTGCAGGAGATGGCTCTGAATTAAATAATCTTCCAGATGTAGAACAATTAAGAAGTGGTTCAGTATCCGCATCGATTGCCCCAAACACAGGATTTTTGGTAAATGTATCATCATCATTTGATGGTGATATGGATGTCAATGGGGATATTCGAGTAACGGGTGACTTAATTGTTGATAATCGTATTGTTGCACGAGAACTTATTGTTGATATTATATCATCATCTATCGTATTTTCATCAGGCTCAAATAGATTCGGTAGTGATGTAAGTGATATTCAAGAATTTACAGGTTCGGTTCAAGTAACTGGTTCATTGGATGTAATTGGTGATGTAGGTGTAACTGGTTCAATATCAATCACATCTGGTTCAACTTTTAGTGGTAGTGGTGAGGATTTATTTAATATTCCTCGTTCTGCACTTGCACCAGATGCATTAGTATCAAATCTTATATCAACTGGTTCCGTAACTGCATCAGTTTCAACTGATGGTGTATTTAAAGTATTTAGTACTGGTTCGGTAACTTCTGAATTTAGTGGAAGTGTATTTGTTAGTGGTGGTTTACAACTTAATAGTGGGTCATCATTTAGTGGTAGTGGTGAAAATTTATTTAATATACCAAAATCAGCACTTACAGATGATGCATTACTTTCAAATTTAATAACAACTGGCTCGGTAACGGCTTCAGTTTCCCAAGATGGATTCTTTAGAGTATTCTCTACTGGTTCAGTAACAACTGAATTAAGCGGCAGTGTATTTGTAAGTGGGAATCTTCAATTAAATAGTGGTTCATCCTTTAGTGGTAGTGGTGCTAATTTATTTGACATTCCTCGTTCTGCACTAACTGAAGACGCATTAGAAACAAATTTAATTATTAGTGGTGCAGTAACTGCATCGGTTGACCCACAGGATGGATTTATAGTAACTTCTGAAGCAAGTGGTTCTACTTTCTTTGGTGATGTTAAATTATCATCTGGCTCGGTATTTAGTGGTAGTGGTGAAGAATTATTTAATATTCCTCGTTCTGCTCTAACAGAAGATGCACTTCTTTCAAATCTAATCACAACTGGTTCAGTAACAGCATCCGTTTCGTTAGATGGATTCTTTAGAGTACAGTCTACCGGTTCAGTAACTTCTGAATTTAGTGGTTCTGTATTCGTGAGTGGTGCTGTACAACTTAATAGTGGTTCGGCATATAGTGGTAGTGGTAAAGATTTATTTGATATTCCATTTGCAGCACTTTCAACTGATGCTCAAGAATCAATTACTGCTTTAGTATCGAGAGAGGCAATATTTATTGCTAGTGGTTCGGTAACTGCATCAACCGAAGATAATCAATTTACTGTAATATCTACTGATAGTGGTTCATTGTTTGATGGTGATGTAAAATTAGTATCTGGCTCGGTATTTAGTGGTAGTGGTAGAGACCTTTTCGATATCCCCCGTTCAGCACTAACTGAAGATGCTTTATTATCCACGGAAATTGCAAGTGGTTCGGTAACTGCTTCTGTTTCACCTGTTGATGGGTTTGTAGTTACTTCGGTAGATAGTGGTTCAACATTTTTCGGAGATGTAAAACTTTCAAGTGGTTCGGTATTTAGTGGTAGTGGTGAACAATTATTTAATATACCAAGAACTGCTCTTACAGATGATGCATTGATTTCAAACTTAATTTCTACTGGGTCCGTAACTGCATCAGTAACAACTGATGGTTTCTTCAGAGTACAAGGTACAGGTTCAGTAACAACTGAATTAAGTGGGTCACTTTTAGTTAGTGGTAATGTAAATCTAATTAGTGGTTCATCTTTTAGTGGTAGTGGTGAAAACTTATTTAATATACCACGAAGTGCACTCGTTGAGGATGCATTAATATCAAACTTAATCACAACAGGTTCAGTAACTGCATCAATTGATGAGGGTGGATTCTTTAGAGTATTCGGAACGGGCTCAGTTACTTCTGAATTTAGTGGTTCTGTAATAGTAAGTGGAAATATTGAAATACCAAGTCAAAGTGGATTCTTTAGTGGTAGTGGTGAAGGATTATTTAATATTCCTCGTTCTGCACTCGTTGAAGATGCACTTCTTTCAAATTTAATAACAACTGGTTCTGTAACAGCATCGGTTTCAACTGATGGTATATTTAAAGTATTTTCAACTGGCTCGGTAAAATCAGAATTTACTGGTAGTGTAAATGTAACAAATGACATAACTGCAGATAAAATAACAGCAAATGAATTTACAGGCTCATTTAGTGGTTCAGTTGCTGGAGATGGTTCACAACTTAATAACATTCCACAATCTGCATTATCAGAAGATGCATCAAGAATAGCAAGTGGTTCTGCTACAGCATCTATTTCACCTAATTTAGGGTTTATAGTAAACACTTCGGGCTCAATTCAAGGTGATTTGAATATTGACAATGATTTATTTGTTGGTGGTAGAATTACTGCAGAAGAAATTTTTGTAAACTTTATATCATCATCTGTTGTAATATCTACTGGCTCAAATGTATTTGGTGATGATTCAAATACGGATACACAAAAATTATTTGGTGAAACTACAATTGAAGGTAATGTAACTGCAAGTGGATTTGTTACATCAAGTGGTTTTGTTGGAGATGGTTCTCAATTATTTAATATTCCACAATCTGCACTGTCAGAAGATGCCACAAGAATTGCGAGTGCATCGGTAACTGCATCAGTTAGTCCAGTTGATGGATTTGTGGTAACATCTGAAGCAAGTGGTTCACTTTTTATTGGAGATGTACGATTAGAAAGTGGTTCGGTATTTAGTGGTAGTGGTAGAGATTTATTCGATATACCAGAATCTGCTCTTGCATTTGAAATAAGTAGAATTACAAGTGGTTCTGTAACGGCATCGGTTGACCCACAAGAAGGATTTGTTGTAAATACTTCTGGGTCTATTCAAGGTAATTTAGTTGTTGATAATGAACTATCTGCATCGGTATTTAGTGGTAGTGGTGCGGGTCTATTTAACATTCCACTTTCGGCAATTACTGAAGAAGCATTTAGAATTGCAAGTGGTTCAGTAACTGCATCAGTTTCTCCTAACTTTGGATTCCAAGTAAACTCAACGGGTAGATTTGAAGATAGTGTAACTATTAGTGGTAGTTTAATAGTTTCTTCATCACAAGATATTGTACCAACTGGTTCTATAAACAAAGTATTTAATATCACTAATAATGGCTCGAGTGATTATACTTTTACAGGTGGTGCAACAGGAAATGACCCAGAGTTAACTCTTGTAAAAGATGTAACTTATACATTTAATGTAAATGCAAGTGGTCATCCATTCTATATAAAATCAGCACCAGGTACAGATTTATCAAATGTAATAACTGGTTCTCAATTCTCTGGATTTAATGGTACTGATAATGGTTCATTTACATTCACACCAACTGGTAGTAGTGTAACACTTTACTATAATTGTAGTATTCATACTGCAATGGGTAACTCAATTTCATTAGTTGACAAACTTTATGAAGATGAAGTGCCAAATAGAATTAGTGGACAAACAATTGTAAGTGGTAATTTAGATGTAACAGAAGGAATTGACACAACTATTGTAATTGCAAATGAATTTAGTGGTTCGTTTAGTGGTAGTGGTGCAAACTTATTTGATATCCCACTATCAGCACTTGCGGAAGATGTTGAAAGAAGAACATTTATTGCTAGTGGCTCGGTAACAGCATCAACAGACCCATCAATTGGATTTAATGTAAACACTTCGGCATCTATACAAGGTGATACTGATATAGATGGTGGACTTAATGTATCTGCATCTATATTTTACGAAAGTGTTCCAGTATCACATTCTGTGGTTGTATCTGGTAGTACATTATATCAAATAGATGGTGTAAATCAAAAAACAATATTAGTTGTAAGGGGTAACTCTTATTACTTTGACTTATCGGATAGTAGTAATTCATCAAATACTTTTAAACTTTCTACAACTGATGGTGGTTCTCACAATTCTGGTGTAGAATATACAGATTTTGTAGTTAGTAGTAGTGTTTCTCCTGGAAATACTGATGCATTTTTAAGTTTTATTCCAACAGGAAGTACTCCTAATAACTTATATTATTATTCATCAGAAAGTGTAGACTTTGGTGGATTAATAAAGGTATTTGATTCAATACCTGAAATAACAAGAAATATTTTTGAAGGTGATGTAGATATAACAGGTAGTTTATCAGTTACCGAAACTATAAATGCAAATAAAGTAATTGCAGATGAATTTAGTGGTTCATTCTCTGGTTCATTTGTAGGGGATGGTTCTCAATTAAGAAATGTTCAAGCAGAATTATCACCAGTAATATCAAGTGGTTCAGTAACTGCATCTGTTGAAAGTGGAGATTCATTCATTGTAACAACTGCTGCAACTGGCTCTGCAATTGGTTCAAGATTTACTGGTTCGGTTGATGTAACTGGTTCAGTAATTGCAGATTTCTTTGTTGGGGATGGTTCACAATTACAAAATGTACAAGCTGCAGCTGCCCCTCTTATTGCGAGTGGTTCTGCTACTGCATCGGTTCAAAGTGGTGATACATTTATTGTAACATCCAAAGTGAGTGGTTCACAATTTACTGGTTCGGTTAATGTTACTGGTTCATTTAGTGTTGATGATGGTGTAATTAGTGGTGATGGTAGTGGTATTACAAATATTTCAATTGCAAACTTAGCACTTAAATTAGATAGATTAGAGAGTGGGTCTGCAACCGCATCATTAGTAGATAACGAATTTAAAGTATTTGACCAAGGTGTTACTGCGAGTGTACTTACATCTTTAAGTGGTTCACTTAATGTATCCGAATCTCTGAATGTCGGTGGTATTATTACTGGTGATGGTAGTGGTATTACTAATATTGATATTGCAAATTTAGCAATTGATTCATCAAAAATATTCACAGGTTCAGTTTCAGCATCAGTTTCTGAAGATGGATTCTTCAGAGTATTTGATAATGTAGGTGGGGCAGTAACTTCGGAATTTAGTGGTTCGGTTTATATTTCAGAATCAATCTCGGCATCAGTCTATCGTGGTGATGGTAGTGGACTTTATAACATTCCTCTTGATGCACTTGAAGATTTACAATTAGATAGAATTATTTCTGGTGCTACTCAAGCAGTTGTATCACCTGATGATGGTTTAGTTGTAAACAATCAAATTAGTGGTACATTATTCGTTGGTGATGGTGGTGGATTGTTCAATATCCCTGCTGAGGCATTAGAAGATTTATCATTACCTCTTATCATTAGTGGTGGTATTAGTGCATCAGTTGACCCAATTGGTGGATTTAAAGTATTCTCTCCATTTAGTGGTTCAACATTTGAAGGTAATATAACAATTCCATCGGGTAGTGGATTCTTTAGTGGTAGTGGTGAAGGATTATTTAATATTCCTGCTGATGCAATTGAAGGTTTAGACCAAAGTAGAATTTTAAGTGGTTCGGTAACTGCATCAACAAATCCTGATGATGGATTTGTAGTAACTTCAATAGAGAGTGGTTCAACATTCTTTGGTAATGTTGATTTCAAAAATGATATTAGTGCATCTAAAATATTTGCAAGAACTGAAGTATTTACACCAAGAATTACTTCATCGTTTGTAGGACCATATCAAGGTGAAAATCAAGGAATTGATATACCAGATGATTTAGATATTTTAGTATTCGATGCTGATGCAAATAAGTTTAGACCTGTAACACAATTTGGTGATACTGCAGTATTCCCATTCTCTGATGTAACTCAAGTAACTTTCCAACATAATTTCGGAATAGATTATCCTGTTGTTCAGATTTATGAAACTGGTTCAAATGGAATGATTATTCCACAGGCAATAGAATCAATCAATAGTTCATCAGTCAGAGTAACATTTAGTGGATTGACAAGTGGTCAGGCAGTAATTGGTACTGGTGGTAGATTATCTGGATTTGTTCAAGGTTCTGATGTAGTGGGAACGGTACTTTCTGCATCATATGCAGAATTTGCAAAAAATGCTGCAACTGCATCAAACATATTAGGGTTTGATTCTGCTTCATTAGCAGAACTTGCAAATTTAGATAACTATGTAAGAAATGACCAAACTGCATCGATGACTGTACTTTCGGCCTCATTTGCCGAAACTGCGTCATTTGCAATCAATGCCGGTGATTTTGACACTTCATTATTTGTAAGAACAGACCAAACGGCTTCGATGACAGTTTTATCTGCATCATATGCATTATCTGCATCTTATGCTATAAATGCTGTATCTGCTGAAGATTATGTGAAAAATGACCAAACTGCATCGATGACTGTACTTTCATCATCTTATGCAGCAACCGCGTCATTTGCATTAAATGCTGGTGATTTTGTTGGAGAGAATTTCTTACCAAATACGGGAACTGCATCATTTGAAGGTAGATTAGAAATAACTGGTAGTTTAGGTGTAACTGGTAGTGTAGAATTCTTTGGATTAGAAGAAGGAACATCAGATACAGTATTAGTATTAAATGAAACTACAAATAGAATAGAAACAAGACCAGTAACTGCAGTAAGTGGTACAAGTGGTACAAGTGGAACTCGTGGCTCAAGTGGTTCATCTGGTACAAGTGGTACAAGTGGTTCAACTGGCTCTGCAGGTACAAGTGGAACATCTGGTAGTGGAGGTACATCTGGTACATCTGGTACATCTGGTACATCCGGTACATCTGGAACAAGTGGAACATCTGGTAGTGGAGGAACATCGGGCACTTCGGGTACGAGTGGAACGAGTGGTACTTCGGGCACAAGTGGAACTTCAGGAACATCAGGCTCAAGTGGAACTGCTGGAACTTCTGGAACGAGTGGAACAAGTGGAACATCTGGTACATCAGGCTCAAGTGGAACAAGTGGTTCGAGTGGAAGTAGTGGTTCAAGTGGTTCAAGTGGAAGTAGTGGTTCAAGTGGTACAACTGGTTCTGCCGGAACTTCCGGTACAAGTGGTACAAGTGGAACTTCTGGTACAAGTGGTACTTCGGGAACGAGTGGAACATCAGGTACTGCTGGTAGAGAAGGTGGTAGATTATATATAGTAAATCAAGATGGATTTAATTATTCATTTGATGGATATGCTGGAAACTTCCCAACACTAACTGTTGTAAGGGGAGAACTTTATTATTTTGATGTTAGTGGTGTGAGTTCATCTCATCCATTTGCATTAAGATTGGCAAGTGAAAGTACAACAGCAGTTCCTGGTACAACAAACAATGACCCAACAAATGGAAAACATAGTACATCAGTATTAATTGAATACAGAGTACCTGAAGATGCACCGGATAGTATAGTTTACCAATGTGTAAACCATGCATCAATGATTGGAACTATTGAGATTGTTGACAAGCATGGTACAAGTGGAACTTCTGGTTCATCTGGTTCATCTGGTGCAAGTGGAACTTCTGGTTCATCTGGTTCATCTGGCTCAAGTGGTTCATCTGGCTCAAGTGGTTCATCGGGCAGTTCAGGCTCAAGTGGTTCGGATGGTTCATCTGGTTCATCTGGCTCAAGTGGAAGTAGTGGTTCATCTGGTTCAAGTGGTTCGAGTGGAAGCAGTGGCTCAAGTGGTACAAGTGGTAGTTCTGGAAGTTCTGGCTCAAGTGGTTCTTCTGGTTCAACAGGTTCTGCAGGTTCAAGTGGTACAAGTGGTCAAGATGGTGAAACTGGTTCATCTGGTTCTGCAGGTACGAGTGGTACAAGTGGTACGAGTGGCTCAAGTGGAAGTAGTGGAACAAGTGGAACAACGGGTACTGCAGGAACGAGTGGAACAAGTGGTACTTCGGGTGCACAAGGTTCAAGTGGTTCAGCCGGTACAAGTGGAACGAGTGGAACATCTGGTACGAGTGGAAGTAGTGGAACAACTGGTTCAGCAGGTACTTCGGGTACAAGCGGTACAAGTGGAACGAGTGGAACGAACGGAACATCGGGTACAAGTGGAACTTCAGGCACATCGGGTACTTCTGGTACAAGTGGAACTGCCGGAACTTCGGGTACATCTGGTACAAGTGGTACGAGTGGAAGTAGTGGAACTTCTGGCTCAAGTGGAAGTAGTGGTACAAGTGGTACGAGTGGAATAAGTGGTAGCTCAGGAACAAGCGGAACATCTGGTTCATCCGGTACATCTGGAAGTAGTGGTTCGGCAGGTTCGAGTGGTACTTCGGCCGAAGGAAGTAGTGGTACATCTGGTACATCTGGTGCACAAGGAACTTCTGGTTCTGCAGGTTCATCTGGTTCATCTGGCTCAAGTGGTACAAGTGGAACAAGTGGAAGTAGTGGTTCATCTGGCACGAGTGGTTCAAGTGGAAGTAGTGGTACGAGTGGCTCAAGTGGAACAAGTGGTTCAAGTGGTACATCTGCAGAAGGAAGTAGTGGTACGAGTGGAACAAGTGGAACATCTGGTTCAAGTGGAAGTAGTGGAACAAGTGGTATTACTGGCTCAAGTGGAACAAGTGGAACATCTGGTTCAGTAGGAACAAGTGGTAGCTCAGGAACATCAGGAACATCTGGCTCAAGTGGAACTGATGGAACTGGTGGTTCGAGTGGAACTTCGGGTACGAGTGGAAGTAGTGGAACATCTGGTTTAGATGGTACATTCTTTGGTTCATCTGGTTCAAGTGGAACATCTGGTGTTGATGGAGCTGCAGGTTCAAGTGGTACGAGTGGTGCAAGTGGTTCATCGGGAACTTCTGGTACGAGTGGTCAAGATGGTACTTTCTTCGGAAGTAGTGGTACAAGTGGAACGAGTGGAACGAGTGGAAGTTCTGGTACATCGGGCTCGAGTGGCAGTTCGGGTACAAGTGGTATTGGTTCTGATGGTACATCGGGTACGAGCGGTGTAGATGGTACATTTGCTGGAAGTAGTGGTTCAAGTGGTACGAGTGGAACGAGTGGAATTAGTGGAACTTCGGGTGTATCTGGTACAGCAGGAACTTCGGGTACAAGTGGTGTAGATGGTACTTTCTTTGGAAGTAGTGGAAGTAGTGGTACGAGTGGAACAAGTGGTGCTGGTACATCGGGTACTTCGGGCACAAGTGGAACTTCGGGTACTTCTGGGTTAGATGGTACATTCTTTGGTTCAAGTGGTACAAGCGGAAGTAGTGGAACTTCGGGTACTTCTGGTGCAGGAACATCTGGTTCATCTGGTTCATCGGGTACGAGTGGTATTGATGGTACTTTCTTTGGAACATCTGGAACTTCGGGCACGAGTGGTACGAGTGGTATTGGTTCAAGTGGTACATCTGGTACAAGTGGTATAAGTGGAACAAGTGGTACATCGGGTACAAGTGGAACGAGTGGTGCTGATGGTACTTTCTTTGGTTCTTCGGGTACATCTGGTACATCTGGTACAAGTGGTACATCGGGTACTGGTGGTACAACAGGTACGGCTGGAACATCTGGAACTTCTGGTTTAGATGGTACTTTATTTGGAAGTAGTGGTACAAGTGGAACTTCAGGCACGAGTGGTACGAGTGGAGAAAGTGGAAGTGCTGGTACATCTGGTACAAGTGGTATATCTGGAACCGATGGTGTAGATGGTACATTCTTTGGTTCAAGTGGTACGAGTGGTACATCTGGTTCAAGTGGTACTTCTGGTGCTGGTACTGATGGTTCTGCTGGTTCAAGTGGTACGAGTGGTACAAGTGGATTGGATGGAACTTTATTTGGTTCAAGTGGTACTTCTGGAACAAGTGGAAGTAGTGGAACAAGTGGAGCTAATGGTACTGATGGTTCAACGGGCTCTGCTGGTACTTCGGGTACTTCTGGTACAAGTGGATTGGATGGAACTTTATTTGGTTCTTCAGGTACTTCTGGCACATCGGGTTCATCGGGTACATCTGGTTTAGGTGGTTCAAGTGGTTCAAGTGGTTCAAGTGGTACTTCTGGTTTAGATGGTACTCTATTTGGTTCATCTGGTTCAAGTGGCTCAAGTGGAAGTAGTGGTACTTCTGGTGCGGGTACGGATGGTTCAGCAGGTTCATCTGGTACAAGTGGTTCGAGTGGTTCATCTGGTGTTGATGGTGCAATAGAAATAGCAACCGATGGTGCAGATAGAGTTCTTACTGCAGATGGTGATGGAACTGCAACTGCAGAGGCTAATTTAACATTTGATGGTAACTTATTAGATATAACGGGTGATTTAGATGTAAGTGATGCTACATTCTCTACAAGATTCCATGAAAACTATAACAACATAGGAAATGCAAGTGGAACAGTGACTATTAATTTAGAAACTGCAAATAATTTCAGAATTAATAGAACAGGAAATATTACAACACTTAATATTTCAAATCCACCAAATGGTCCTCGTGCAATTGGATTTACATTATTATTAGAAGATGGAGGTAGTGGTGCAACAGTTCAATGGCCTGCAAATATAGAGTGGGCAAATGGTGCAGCACCTACACTAACAACGAGTGGAAAAGATATATTAGTATTCTATACTTATGATGGTGGAATTACATATTATGGATTCTTGAGTGCGAATAATGTAAGTTGATGAATAGTTATGAGTATAGCAAGAAGATTAATTTCAATAGAAGCAGGACAAGTGAGACCTTTTAAATTTACAATACAGACCGGTGGGGCAAATACTCTATATGAGTTACCATTAACTTCACCAAATGGAAAACAACCAAATATAACAGTTGATTGGGGTGATAGTAGTAGTACTACAACAATAACATCGGCAGCATCATCCAATCGATTTCATACATATTCAACTGCAGGGACATATCAAATTATAGTCAATGGATATTGCCCTGGATTTAATGTAAATAATAATTCATCATATAAAGGATTATATCGAACTATTGATGATTGGGGTGTGGTTGAATTTGAACAAATAGATTTTTATGGATGTAATAACTTAACATATATCCCAAATAATAGTGGTGTTGCAACCCTAAATGAGGGATTAAATACAGTTTTAAGATTTGATTCAACATTTAGACAAACCGGAATAACATCAATTCCATCTGGCTTGTTTAGTTATTCATCAAATGTTAAATCATTTGTAGATACATTTGTATTCTGTACAGGTGTATCATCAATCCCAACTGGATTGTTCGATAATAATACACAGGTAACCTCATTTTCTGGTACATTTAATGCATGTTTAGCACTAACATCAATTCCTGATGGATTGTTTGATAATAATCAAATAGTTGCAAACTTTTCATCAGTATTCAGAAACTGCAGGGCTTTAACTGCAATACCAGATAATTTCTTTACAAATAACCAACAAGTTACAACATTTGCTAATGCATTTAATATGGCAACTACTGCAAATCAACTTGGTGGAACAACTCCAACCGATACACCGAGTGGTGATGAGATTTGGGAAAGAACTTCATCTCCGGTTGGTACTGATTGTTTTGCATTTTGTAATGGATTAACAAATTTTGCATCAATACCTTCAACATTTAAATAAAATATTATGTATCTAAAAGTTTCAGGCTCAAATATAACTTACCCATATTCAATTCAACAATTAAAGTTGGATAATCGGAATATAAGCTTTCCATCTACAATATCGGATAGTTTATTAGAAACTTTTGGTGTATATAAAGTTGAACTTAAAGATAGTGGATATGATAATGATGACACTAAAGATGTAGTTGAGATAACACCAACTTTATCTGGCTCTATTTATGTACAGACATACGAAGTGAGTGATGCAAACGAAGAAACTATAAATAAAAGAAAAGAAATTAAATGGTCTGAAGTAAGAAGTACACGAAATACTTTATTAGCTGAATCAGATTGGACACAATTCCAAGATTCACCGATAACAGGTTCTTCTTTAACTGATTGGCAAACATATAGACAATCACTTCGAGATATAACAAATCAATCAGACCCATATAATATTACATGGCCAACAAAACCCTCATAAACAAAAAACTTAATATTTATATCAAATAAGGATTTATTATGAGAATAGATGGCCCAAGTTTTTCTGGTTCGATTACCCAAGCTCCATCGGCATATGCTGAATTAAGTGGTTCATTTACTGGTTCATTTACTGGTTCACTTAGCGGTTCGTTTGTTGGTGATATTACGGTTGAACAGGCAGAATTTGGTGATTTAACAATTAGAGAAACTTTAACAGTTGGTACAACAAATTCAGAAGGAATCACTAATATAATTAATAGTGGTTCTGTTGAAGTTAGTGGTTCGGTTAATATAACAGAAGGTAATTCATTTACAGTTGATGGTGTAGATGTTTTAGATTCTGCATTAGCATTCTCAATAGCATTAGGATAAAAATATGGCAAATACATTTAAAAATAGTATAAAAGGCCCTGCAGGAACGGGTGGATTAAATGTTTATACAACTCCGGCTGCTACATCAACTACCGTGATTGGTGTAAATGTGGCAAATATTGTATCTCAAAATATTTATGTAGATGTACAAGTAACTGATAACTCTGCTGGAGTTACTAAATATTTAGTAAAAGGTGCAGTTATCCCAAATGGTTCATCTGCTGTTTTAGTAGGTGGTGACCAAAAAGTAGTTTTGGAAGCAAATGATTCAATGACAGTAACATCTAATGTAAATAGTTCGGCAGATGTAATTGTTTCAGTATTAGAGATATCATAAATAGAGGTTAATGGAATACGGAGGAAAGAACCCAAACGGAATAAATCAGGTCAGTCAAAGTTTACTTTCGATTGATGTACAAGGTATAGAGCAGGTTAATATATCAACATCTTCGGTTGATATTAATACATCTTTAAATGTAGAGGGTGGTATTACTGCATCTTCATTTAGTGGTTCGTTTACTGGTTCATTCAAAGGTGATGGTTCTCAATTAGAAAGTATTCCAACAACAGCACTTACTGGTGATATTTCAAGAATAGCAGAAGGAAATGCAACTGCATCGGTATCTAATGGTACAACTTTAGAAATAAATGTCAATACAAATATAGATGGTATTGTATCTGCATCCCTTTATAGAGGTGATGGTGGTGGTTTATATAATGTACCTGCTGATGCAATTGGTGACATTGATAGATTAAAATCTGGTTCTGCAGAAGCAGTAATTTCTCCAAACAATGGATTACAAGTAAATGTAGCAACTGATATAGATAATACATTAGATGTAACGGGTAATACTACATTAGATAGTGATTTAAGTGTTGGTAATAATGCTACAATAACAAATGATTTAACAGTTGGTGGAACTATAACATCAACTGAATTAATAACAACTTTTGTATCATCATCAGTAATTTATGCATCTGGTTCGAATGTGTTTGGTGATGAATCTTCAGATACACATCAATTCACAGGTTCAGTTTTAATTAAAGATTCGGTTGTAATTCCAGTCTTTAGTTCAGAACCTGCAGGTGGACAAATCGGACAATTATATTATAACGATACTGACACAAACATTTATAGATATACATCAACTGGTTGGGAAGAAGCTGCAGGTACTGCTGGAACAAGTGGTACGAGTGGAACAAGTGGAACTTCTGGTTCATCTGGTTCTTCTGGCTCAAGTGGCTCAAGTGGTTCGAGTGGCTCAAGTGGTGTAAGTGGAACTTCGGGTTCATCTGGTTCATCTGGTTCTTCGGGCTCAAGTGGTTCAAGTGGTTCAAGTGGAAGTTCGGGTTCAAGTGGCTCGAGTGGAAGCAGTGGAAGTAGTGGTACTGATGGTAGTGCCGGTACTGATGGTTCTGCAGGTTCAAGTGGAAGTAGTGGAAGTTCGGGCTCAAGTGGTTCAAGTGGTTCTTCTGGTAGTGGTGGTTCAAGTGGAAGCAGTGGTTCAAGTGGAAGTAGTGGTAGTTCTGGTACATCGGGCTCTGGTGGTTCGAGTGGTATAGATGGTCCACAAGGCCCACAGGGTAACCCTGGTACATCTGGCTCAAGTGGTTCATCGGGTAGTTCTGGTTCAAGTGGAGAAGATGGTGCACCTGGTACAAGTGGTTCATCGGGGTCATCAGGCTCATCTGGTTCGAGTGGTAGTAGTGGTTCTTCTGGTATAGATGGTGTTGGTGGTGAATCTGGTTCAAGTGGTAGCAGTGGTTCATCTGGCTCAAGTGGTAGTAGTGGTTCGAGTGGTTCAAGTGGTATAGATGGAAATCCTGGAACGAGCGGAAGTAGTGGTTCAAGTGGTTCGAGTGGAACGAGTGGTAGAGATGGTGCATCTGGTGAAGGTGGTACGCCTGGTACATCGGGTAGTAGTGGCTCAAGTGGTTCATCTGGCTCAAGTGGTTCATCGGGCTCAAGTGGTTTAACAGGAGAATCTGGTTCATCTGGTAGCTCAGGTTCAAGTGGCTCAAGTGGTTCATCTGGTTCAAGTGGTTCTTCTGGTTCTGATGGTTCTTCTGGCTCATCTGGCTCAAGTGGTTCATCTGGTACTGATGGTGCACAAGGTGTAGATGGAGACCCTGGTACAAGTGGTTCTTCGGGTTCGAGTGGGTCATCTGGTTCATCCGGTTCAAGTGGTACAAATGGTTCATCTGGCTCGAGTGGAACGAGTGGAACATCTGGTTCATCCGGTTCAAGTGGTACAAATGGTTCATCTGGCTCGAGTGGTACATCTGGTACCTCTGGTTCAAGCGGAAGTTCCGGTAGTAGTGGTTCGAGTGGTTCGAGTGGGTCATCTGGCTCAAGTGGTTCATCTGGTTCAAGTGGTACTGATGGTTCTGCTGGGTCTTCTGGTTCGAGTGGAAGTAGTGGTTCATCTGGTTCAAGTGGAAGCTCTGGTACATCTGGTAGTGGAGGAACAAGTGGATTACTTTCTCTAACTGGTAATACTGATAATGGTGTAATTACATTAAATGGTTCAGCACCAAATGCAACGGTTGAATCAAATCTTACTTTTGATGGAACAACCCTAAATATAACAGGTAATCTGAATGTAACGGGTACTCAAACAATTGTGAATACCGAAACTATTCAGTTGGCAGATAATATTATTACTCTTAATTCAAACTTCACATCAGGTACTCCTTCGGAAAATTCTGGTATTGAAGTTTTAAGAGGTTCTTCGGCAACAAAACAATTTTATTGGAAGGAATCAAATGATAGATGGTATGCGGATTCAACTTTAGAAACCGATGGTGGATTTCATGTAAAAGAGGGAATTTACTTCACAGGTAATAATCAAAGTACAATATATACTCCAACTGCAGACTCAATTAAATTTTCAACTTTAGGTGTTGGGGAAAGATACAATTTTGGGCCTACTGGTACAATGACCATATATGGTGACCAGATAATAAGAACAATAGGAGGAACTTTAACCATAGGAAATTATGGTGGTAGTGGAACTTTATCATTTAGAACTGCTGCCGTAGAAAGATTAGCAATTGCAGCAAATGGCGAAGCAACCTTTACTGGTGTTGTAAATGCAACTAAACTGAATACTGGACATGGTGATAATGAGTTGTACGCAATGGACCAAAATGTTCGTACAACCGATTCACCAACATTTGCTGGAATGACCTTAAATGGTACTTTAACTCTTGGTTCAAATGTAATTAATGATGTTGAGGACATTTATTTAAGAGACCGAATTTATCACGATGGTAATACGGGAACTTATATGCAATTCCATGCAACTGACCAATGGAGAATTGTAACTAATAACGTAGAACGATTAGAAGTAAATAACTCAGCAGTAAAAGTAAGTACCACATTAGATGTAACTGGAAGAATAACACCAGATACTCCTGCTGATTATGACCAAACTGCAGTAACATCTCTTACTAATGCACCAATTTACTACGATGAAGTAAATGTTGGTACAACTGACACATTCCTTCCAGCATTCCATATGAGAAGTAGATATACTTCTGGCTATAGAACTCATATGAATGTGGGTCTTTATAAACGGGCTTCTGCTTGGGGTGATAATGATACTGGTTTCTATATTGCATTGGGTGGTAATGATTCATATCCAACAAAATATTGGAAATTTACATATGGACATTCTATATACAATTCAGAGGGATATGTAACAACGCCTGGTTCATTTAGGTCTGATATATTCTATAATTGGACTGATACTACATATAGAATCGATGGTAATGGTAGTTCTATTTTAAGAGATTTGGAATTAAGAACCAATGGTTTAAGACTAGCAAGAAATTATACTAACAATGCTATTTGGTTTAATGGTGGAACTGATGCAAATCATGTTCTTTGGAATGATTACTATGGTGGCCCTGGTGGTAGAGGTGCTGCAGGTAGTGGTACATTAGATGGAATGAAGTGGAACACCCTACAAGGTTTACATATTAGAGGTGGTTCTGGTGGAGCATATGATATTGCTAAATTTTGGAATCCATCTTCATCTACTGCAAATGGTCATTATGTACAACTTTATGCAAATAATTCTGAAAAATTAAGAACTATATCAACGGGTGTTAGAGTTTATGGTGAATACCAAATTAATGATTCAAATACTCAATTAGAAGAAGGTAGTGGAAACTCATTAAGGGTTAGAACTAATAGTGGATATGTTGATATGGGCCCAATGAATGGTACATATGCTCATTTCCAAACTGATAGAGGAAACTTCTACTTTAATAAGAGAGTTCAGTTTGATGGAGGGATTCAGGCATATGATACATCTGACTATGCATACTTCCCAACTTATTATAACTGGACTGATACTGGTTATTATGGTGATTTTAATTCAACATCAAGATTAAATAGAATTAAAGTTTCTAATTTATACGGAAGTTCAGAAAGAAGATTTGTAAATCCAGAAGGTGGAACATCTACTTCAAATGCTGGAAGTACAACTGGTGCCATAAGAATTAGATTACCACAAAATAGAAGAAATTCTTCTACGATGTTGAGAATGACTATAAAAGTTTATGAATACTCAACTGGTAGAAGTTCAACTTTTGAAATTGGTGGATACAACTATGGACCAGGTAACTGGTATAACATATTTGCTACTCAATTAACTGATGCCGGTAGAAGTGCATTTACTATACGATGGGGTGATGATGGTAGTAGAGAATTTATCACAATTGGTGAAACAAATACAACTTGGTCTTACCCACAAGTTTACATAACTGAAGTACAAACAGGACATAGTGGATATTCTACAAACTGGGGTAGTGGTTGGAGTGTTGATTTTGTAACATCAATTAGTGGTGTTGAACAAACAAGAACAGCATCATTAGTTCTTACTACAAACAACACATCTAATACAGGTGACCTTTATGGTGGAAATGCATACTTCTATCGTTATTATGATAGAGATAATGCAGCATACTTCACAGAACCTGCCTCTATTTCATATATGCATGAACTACGGGTAGATGATTATATCAGACATAATGGTGACACAAACACCTATATCTTATTCGAAACAGATAGAATGTATTTGTATGCTGGTGGCAGAAGAATGATGGAAATGGATGAAGGTACTGACCCAGATATCCTTCAATTAGGTGATTCTGCTACAAGAACCGTAAATCAAGGACAATTAATAGTTGGTGATACAACAGTAAGATACTCATCTGGTGATAATACACCATTAGTATCTGGTTTAAATAGTAGTGTACTTCATGTTGATGGTTCTATTCAATTAAGAAATAATGCAGATGCATTGATAATTGGTAGAAGTACATCATCATTCTTCAAAGATGAAGAAATTGGCTTTGGATGGGGTGGTGGTTGGTACATGACCGAAGGTAGTTTGTTGAGAGTTAGAAATAATAAGATTGTTTACTCAACTAATAATGCAGACTTTGGAACATTCAGAAGATACAATAACACGGGATATTATCTAAATCCTGCTGCAGGAAATACAAGTGTTGCACTTAATACCAATGGTATTATTAATAGAATAGGTTTCCAAACATCTGGTGATGGTAATAACAATGCAGTTATTAAAGCACAAGATTATTCACATTGGATTTGGCAAACTGCAACAGATTGGGGTATTTTCTGGGCTGGAAATGATAACCCATATCGTTCATATTGGAGTTCTTCAAATCCAAATGAATTTGTGTTCATTGGTAATGGTAGTCTACGTGCTTCTATTGATTTAGATAATGGTAACACATATTTTGGAGGTCAAGTGAGGGCTTCAATTTATTATGACCATAACACTTCATATTATGTTGACCCAGCTGGAACATCTCGTTTAAATAATTTATTAGTAACTGGTAACAGAATTGGATTTATTAATACATCATATGATGCTGAAATTAGAGTTAACGATGGTAATCCAAATGGTGCTGGTGCAGAATTTGTTTTTTATGGTGATACTGGTTCTGGAAATGCTCAACTTACTGCTGAGGTGGGTAACTTCTATAATCAAGTTATAACACGAGCATTAACTGATACTGATAACTCTGCTTATAGAATCGAACCTAATAGTGATTCTCGATTAAATAATTTAAGAGTTGATGGTACTTTAGACTTAAATGGGCCAATTGTAGCAGAAGATTACATTGCATTAGATGACTTCTATACGGTTCCAATTAAATCTACAATGACTGCAAGTGGAACTCAAGCTCGTACATTTGAAATTGCTAGAATTTCAATGGACTGGAATGATTGGAACTCTACTGGTACTTTTGAAGTAGAATTACATGAAAGGTACTTTGGTAGAGGTTCTAAAAAGACCTATATGGTTTATTGGGGATACTATAATGGGTATCAAGCAAGATTAGTTGAAAATAGAACTTGGGGATATGATTATTATCGAGTAAGGATTGGTTCGCCTGTAACTATTAGTGGTGATATCAGATATGTACCAGTTTATGTTGATGTTAGATATTATGCACAAGTAGATGCAATTATTAGAACTAATAGAGATGTAACATTTACAGATAGTACACCAAGTCGTTCATGGGCGTATATTAACCAATCACCTGGTGCAACAAATATTTCAGATTTCTCACCTGATACCATCGCATACCCATCGATGGACAATGCAATTGCATCGAGTAGATATTACGATACAAATACTTCATATTTTGGAGATTTTGGCTCAGAAATCAGAATGCCATATCAGAATGGTGGTACAATGAGATTAAGAACCAATACCCATTGGGATAATCAATCTGGTATTGATTTAATTGGTGGTGCAGGTGAATTCAGAATGAGTTCCGATGTTGGTAACTTAAACTTGAGAGTTGATGGTTGGGGTATTTTCTATGATTATCTACAATCAAGAATATTCTATGATTTAGACAATAGTGGATATAGAGTAGACCCTCGTAATACATCAATAATGAGTGGTTTAAGGTTAGATGGTATTGATAACCAAGCTTCTGGTGATGATGCAATCTTATGGATTAACAAACCAAACAATAATGATTGGGGTATGATTGTTACTGGTAACTTGGATTACGGAATTGACCTTCGTATGGCAAGTAACCACACTTATGGTTTAAGATTGTTAAGTGGTGGTAGTGAATCTTTCCTACTAAATCATGATTACGCAAGACACAATTCTGATATGAGGTCTCCAATTTATTATGATTGGACTAATACAGGATATTATGTAAATCCAGATGGTTACTCAAATATGGGTGACATTAGAGGTACTGAAATCTACGCTAGAAACTGGTTCAGAAACGATAATAGTGGTGAAGGTTTATATAACCAAGCAACTGCAATGCATTGGTACTCAACTGGAAATAGAACTTGGAGATTATATGGTACTCAATCGACAGTTGAAATCAACATGGCTACTGCAGGTAATAATACCAGAGGTTATTTATATGCAACTAACTCCAATGAAATTGGTTTATTAGATTCTGGTGGAAGTTGGGCAATTAGACACCAAAATGATAATGGTACTTATTTCTATTCAGATAACGGTTCATTAGAGGCTCGGATTGGTATTGATACCGTTGGTGCATCTTATGGTACAATGCGTGTTGATAGAAGACTAAATGGTTGGTCTGGATATTCAATCGAAGGAAGATGGGTATTCATGCACGATGGTTCTTCTGCAGCTGGTCTCTATAATGATGTAAACAACGAATGGGCTGTCTTAATGTATAGAAACTCTTGGGTTGGTTTATACTACAATGGTTCAAGAAAAATAGAAACATATAGTGGTGGTGCTTACACCATTGGTGAACAAAGAGCTGATTTCTACCGTGATAGAAACAATAGTGGATATTATATGGACCCTTGGGGATTCACCAATTTTGGTAGAACAAGTGGGCCTGTAATGCAAATAACTAAAACAGGTTCAGGTGGTACAGCTGGAAATAGTGTAACCCTATTAGTTCGGAATCAGTATGGTAATCACTCTTGGGGTATTACCGGTGAATTTAGAACTGAAGGAAGTGGTGGTGGAGATAGACCTTCTATCTTATTCTCATCTGCAATGACCGGTACAACTTGGTCTGTTGGATATGGATATGCAGATGATAACTTTAGAATCAACCAAAACCACGGATATAGAAATGGTAGTTGGGGTACTGCTAGATTATTAATTGATACTGGTGGTAGAGTTTACAACTATGTAGAAACTCGTACTCCATTTATCTATGATAATAACGATACATACTATTATTGGGATGGAAATGGTACATCAAGAAGTAATGTATCACAAGCATTTAGATTTGCAAACAACTATGATGTATCATCAAATACGGAATTCGGATTATACTTCTCAAGTGGTAGAAGTACTGCATATGCTATTTATAGAGAAGGTGGTGGGTGGTCTTATAGATATCCTGATTTAAGGATTGCATTCCATACTGGTATTAAGTTTGGAGCAAACGCATCTTACAATGGTATGCGTTTCTACAACGATTACAATATGGCAACGCAGGTAATGTCTGTTAACAACTCAACTGACCCATTGGGTACAAACAATGTATATGTTAACTACAACCTACAAGCTGGAGATTCATTAAGAGCACCAGTTTTCTATGATTCAAATAATACTGGTTATTATTTCGATGGTGCATCTGGACACTCTACAAGATTTGAAGGTGCTAATGCTAGAACAATGGCATGGTTAGGTCAACCAGGTCATACGAGAGATAGTGGTGAATATTACAGAGCAAGACCAAGAATTACTGGTGATACTAACTATTGGACTGGTGCCTATGGTTGGGGTCGACAAGATTTCACAACTGCAGTTGCAGATTGGGGTTCAGGATTTATTGATACATGGTCCAATCCAGGTAACCAACCTTCGGGTACATCGCACTGGGTAGGTATTCAATCATATCACTATTCAAACGGTTCATCTCGTTATGGATGGCAAATGGTTGGTGGACCTATTACTAACTTGAGATTCCGTTCAACTTGGGGTGGATTCCGTGGTTGGAGAACTATTCCTGTTTTAGATGAAAACAATGGAAATGGTGGAGCAATGTATGCTGGTAGCTATTATGATGCAAACGATACTGGTTATTATTGTAATCCAAATGGTACATCACAACTTCGTTATGTATTAGCAAACGATTGGTTCAGACCTCAAGGTGCTACTGGTGTTTACTTCCAATCTTATGGATACGGACTTTGGGCAGTAGGTGCACAAGGTGGACAGTATGGTAATGTTTCTACTTATGGTGGAGGTGTTAATGGATGGGAAGGGTGGTCTATTTCTGGTAGAGCAGTGTTTATGCATAATGGTAGTTCTTCTACTGGTATCTACAATGATGTAAACAATGAGTGGATGATTTATGGTATTCATAACTCATACATGGAAATTGATTATAATGGTTCTTGGAAAGGTAGAGCTGAATCTTGGGGTTGGCGAGTTAATGGTGATATGAGAGCATCATCAAACGTAATCGCTTACTATTCTGATATGAGATTGAAGGATAAAGAAGGTGATATCGAAAATGCTCTTGAAAAAGTTGGTAAGTTAAATGGTTTCTATTATAGAAACAATAAAGAGGCTAACTTAATAGGATATGAAGGTAGAGAATTACAAGTAGGTTTATCTGCTCAGGATGTTAAATCAATTCTTCCTGAAATTGTAAAACCTGCTCCACTTGCTGAATCATTAGGATATGATTATATGACAATCCAATATGATAAGGTAGTACCTCTTTTAGTTAATGCAATTAATGAACAAAAAGAAATAGTAGATTCTCAAAAAGAAGAAATCGAATATTTAAAATCAGAACTCTCTGAAATGAAAGAGATGCTGAAACAATTATTAAAGAAATAATAAAAGATGGCAATAGAAAAAGAAATAGTTTTAAACAAATTAGATGTAAATGTACAAAATCCAAGTATGGAAGTTGTTAAAAGAGTATCATTTATTGAAGATGGGGAAGAAATCAATCGAAGTCATGCCCATACTCTTTATCAATTCAATAATGAAGACCACTTATATGCAAGTGAATCTGTATTTATTCAGACTATTTGGACAGAGGTATCAAGTAGTTTCGTAGAAACTTCTGGTAGTATATCTTAAATTTGTGTTTAAGAAACTTCGGTTATATTTATAAGTGATTATTTTGTGTTTAAGAAATAGTCTATATATTTATATATAAAAAAAAAGGAAATAAAATGGCAGTAACTTATTCTTGGGGAATTACCCAAATGACTAAAAAAACAATAGGAGCGCATGAGAATGTTGTACTACATGCTAGATGGAAATGTACTGGTACTGAATCAACAACGGGTACAGAGGGAACATTTATTGGAGCTACTCCTATCGATTTTGACTCTGGTTCAGCTGATGAATTTGTAGCTTTTGGTGACTTAACCGAAGATTTAGTAATTGGCTGGGTACAAAATATAGTATCATCAAGTGCGGCAACTTCATATTGGAACCATATCTCTGAACAGATTCAAAAGAAAATTGATGAAATCGATGATGCAAGTGAAGAAGTTAGTACAGAAGACTTACCATGGTCAACAGGTTCGGTAACCCCAACACCTGAAGTATAATAATTGATGGTTTCAATATTTTAGTTATATTTATAGTAGTAATAACTAAATTGTTTATTTAATAAACGGAGATAATATGGCAGAAAGAATTGTATCACCTGGAGTATTTACGAGAGAAAATGACTTATCGTTTTTAGCACAAGGTGTAGGAGAAATCGGTGCAGCGTTTATTGGACCATTTAAACAAGGTCCTGCGTTTGTACCCACAGTAGTTCGAACTCAATCGGAGTTTGAAGAAAAATTTGGTACACCTGATGGTACTTACTATACAGAGTATGCAGTGCAGAATTATTTAAGAGAAGCTGGAACTGCAACAATCGTTAGAGTTGCAGGTGTAGGTGGTTATCAACAAGTTGCACCTATTGGTATTGCAACATCTGGTTCAAACGGATTTAAATTAATTTCAACACTTCATTCAACCGATAATGGTGATGCTGAAGTAGGATTTAGTGGATTTACTATTTCTGATTTAGCAGAAACTGGTTCATTTGTTGTTAGTGGTTCTGGTATTGGTGAAGTTTCTTCATCTATTTTACCTTCTGCTGGAAATGATGTAACTGATGTATTTGGAACATCTGCAAGAGGGCCAAAAGATGCATATGTATATTCTTACTTTGAAAATGCAGCTAGTGGTAGTGGAGACGCAAATGTAATTTCAGCAATCTCACTACCAACTCAAGACTTCACATATGATGCATCATCTGCAAATACACCATGGGTCAAATCACAATTAATCTCCGGTGAAAGATATGACTTATTTAGATTCCATACTTTAGGGCATGGAAATGGTGAAAATAGAAGATTTAAAGTTTCTATCTCTGGTGTTAAGGCAGCAGGTGAGGATGGTGGAACAGATTATTCAGTATTTACTGTAACAATTCGTTCATTCTCTGATACTGACAAGAGAAAAGTAGTATTAGAAACTTTTAATAATGTAAACCTTGACCCAGACTCTGCAAACTATATCGCAAGAGTAATTGGTGATAGATATTATACAGTTGATTCAAATGGTAAAATTACTGAAAATGGTGATTGGGTAAATAACTCATCATACATTAGAGTAGAAGTAGGTGCTCAAGGTTCTTACCCAGTATCTGCTGCTCCATTCGGACACGGTGCATATGAGTTACCTATCAAGGCAACTGATTCAAGTATTGTTCCAACTGTAACTTACCAAACAACTTCAAATGGAAATACAACTGGTAATCCTTATCAGTATGCTGGTATTAACTTTGAAACAACTGGTGTAAAGAAAGACAATTTAAATTATCTAAATCCGATTCCTGATGGTGCTGGAACTGGTTCAAATGTAGATTTTGGATTTGATTCTCAACTTTCATTAGAAATGACTGGTTCTGCAACTGAAGATATGGTTAAGAGACAATTTTCACTTGCATTCCAAGGTGGATTTGATGGTATGGCTCCTACAAGAGAAATTGCATTAGGAAGTTCAATCTCATCTGGTAATTCACAAGGATTTGATTTAACTGATTCTACTGCTAGTGGTTCAGTTGCATACAAGAAGGCAATCGATGCAATCTCAAATCAAGATGAGTATGATATTAACATGGTAGTAACACCTGGTATTGTAAGAAGATTACACCCAGCAGTAACTACTGATGTGATTGATATGGTAGAGGCAAGACAAGATGCATTCTTTATCTCTGACTTAACTGGAGTGAGTGATACAATTGCACAAGTAACTACTCAAGCTAACTCAATCGATTCGAACTATGTAGGTTCTTATTATCCTTGGGTTAAGACAGTAGATACAAATACTAACAAATTAATTTCAGTTCCACCTTCAGTATTGTTACCTGCAGTATTTGCTGCTAACGATGCAATTGCAGCTGAGTGGTTTGCTCCTGCTGGTTTGAATAGAGGTGGTATTATTGGTGCAGTATCAGTATTGAATAGATTAACTCACTCTGAAAGAGATACTTTATATGAAAACAAAGTAAACCCAATTGCTTCATTCCCAGGACAAGGTATTGTTGCATTTGGACAAAAGACTCTACAAGATAAGGCTTCTGCATTAGATAGAATCAATGTAAGAAGATTGTTGATTGCAGTTAAGAAATTTGTTGCAAGTACTTCAAGATACTTGGTATTCGAACAAAACACTGCTCAAACAAGAGGTAGATTTATCAATACAGTACAACCTTATTTAGAGGGTATCCAACAAAGACAAGGATTGTATGCATTCAAAGTGGTTATGGATGAAACTAACAACACACCTGATGTAGTTGATAGAAACATACTTGCTGGACAGATTTTCTTACAACCTGCTAAGACTGCTGAATTCATCGTAATTGATTTCAACATCTTACCAACTGGGGCATCTTTCTCGGCATAAGATAAAAAAATGAACAACTAATATTTATTAGTATAAAAGGGAAAATAATAAAATGGCAGAAGTATTAGAATTTAACGAAATGTTCTTTACCAACTTCGAACCGAAGATGAAGAACAGATACATCATGGAGATTGATGGTATTCAGTCGTACTTAATTAAGGCAGCAAGTAGACCAGCTATCAATTTCGAAACTGTAAAGTTAGACCACATCAACACTTATAGAAAACTACAAGGTAAAGGTGAGTGGCAAGATATCGAAATTACTCTATATGACCCAATCGTTCCAAGTGGAGCACAACAAGTGATGGAATGGGTAAGATTAGGGTATGAATCTTTAACTGGTAGAAAAGGATATGCAGATTTCTACAAAAAAGATATCGATTTCTATATGTTAGGTCCAGTTGGTGATAAAATTGAACAATGGAAACTGAAAGGTGCTTTCATTGCTGCTGCTAATTTCAATGACTTGGCATTCGACTCTAATGACCCTGCTGAAATTTCACTAACATTGGCATACGATTACGCTGTGTTAGAGTTTTAAGATATTATCCACTACTATCTATATATTTGAAGAAGGTTCTCTTTGTGAGAACCTTTTTTCATTTTACAACTTTTTTATTTCCATATACTTATATATACAAACAAATAAAGGTTAATTATGAGCGAAAATAAATTCGATTTCCCAACCGAGGTAGTGGATTTACCATCAAAGGGATTAGTTTATCCAGAAGGACATCCTTTAAGAAAAGGAAATGTTGAAATTAAATACATGACTGCAAGAGAAGAAGATATTCTTGCATCTCAATCTTTAATTAAAAAGGGTATAGTTTTAGATAAACTATTTGAATCAGTTGTTGTAGAACCAGGTGTTGATATAAATGATATCTTTATCGGTGATAAAAATGCAATTCTTTTAGCAACAAGAGTAATGGGTTATGGTTCTGATTATGTTGTTGAGGTAACTGACCCATCTACATTAGAATTACAAAAAGTAACTATTGATTTATCAAAGGTAAAAACCAGAGATTTTAATGAAGAGTTACTCAATGGTGATAACCTATATAAGTTTACTTTACCAAAAAGTGGAACTGAATTAGAATTTAAACTTCTAACACATGGTGATGAGATTGAAATTAGTAAAGAAAACCAAGCATTAGCTAGATTATATAAAGGAAAGGGAGATGCTACATTTGATGTAACAACTCGTTTAAAGTATATGATTCAATCAGTAGATGGTAACCAAGATAGAGGATTCATTACTAAATGGGTACAAAATTCATTCCTAGCATTAGACACTAAAGCATTCAGAAAATTTGTGAAAGGGTTAAGTCCTGATATGGATTTAACATTCAACTTTGTTTCAGAGTTGACGGGTGAAGAGGAGGCACTCGATATCCCGTTTGGGGTATCGTTTTTTTACCCTTCCGAATGATTATAGTATCCAACTTCACAACCAAATTTGGGAGTTGGTTAACTTTGGTAACGGATTTACTTGGAGAGATGTTTACTTCATGCCTATACAATGGAGAAAGTTCTATTTCAATAAGTTATTAGAGTTAAAAAAGAAAGAAGCAGAAGAACATAAGAAAATAGAAAGAAAGTCAAAGGTGAGGGTTAGGAAATAATCCTCACTTTTTTTTTATCCAATATTTATAGTTGTATAAAACTATAAAGAGATTACCCATGTCAAAACAAAAAACAAACGAAGGTTTATTTGGTGCAGCCAAAAAGTTTTCTGATTCATTTTTTGATGGACTAAAATCCAATGCTACAAATCGAGCATTAAAACAGGCGGAAAAAAATAAAAAAGTTCCACCTCCAATCATTAAAAAAATGAAAGAAATCGATAAGTTAGCCAAAGAGCTAGAAGATGATTTAAAATATTACCAATAGTATACATTAGATGGCCTCAAGTGATGAAATAAAAAAATTAAAGGAAAACGTTGCAGCTGCCAAAGCTGAAATGGATAGACTATTAGGCACTGAAAACGAGCTTGGAAGGGCTAGGGTAAAGGGCACAAAAGAGTATAAAAACCAGGTAACAATATTAAAAGAAAACAACGAGCAATTAAAGGAAATACAAGCAAAGACTAAAATAATAGTAGATACTTTAATTCAACAAGAAGGTAAATTAAAAGGACTAACTGGTATACAGGCTTCATTAGTTGAATTAGATAGAAAGAGGCTAAATTCTCAACAAACATTAGGTTCGGTAACACAAGATAGTATTAATTCAGTTGCATCAGCAACACAAGAATTGTTATCAATGTCAGCTGAAGATGAAATAAGTAGAGCAAAAAAATTAGCAGATATAAATGACCAAATTGAACTATTAAGAGAAAATGAGGAGGTTAATCAAGATATAATAAATACTCTTGAACAGCAAAGAGATATTGCAGAAAGAATGTCTTCACTAACCGAAAAACAACAAGGTTATTTAAATAAACAACTTAAAGTATATGAGAGTATAAAAGACACCGTTGGTGGTATTTTTGATACAGCAGACCTACTATTATCAACAGGCCTTGGTAAATTAGGTGCTGTATTTATAGCAGGTGGAGCTGCTGGAAAGAAATTATTAGAAACTTCAAGACAATTAGGTAGTTCTTTATTAGATACTTCAAATATATCAACAACTTTATTTTCAACAATATTTCCAAATGCAGTTGAAACTACAAAATCTCTTTCAAAAGAATTTGGTGGATTAAGTGATGTATCAGCACTAACACAATTTAGAACTAATGCACTTGCTACAAATTTAGGAATAAGTGCAAGTGAGGCTGCTGGATTAACTGGTTCTTTTGCTAGATTAAATGATGGGTCTGCAAAAACAGCACAAAACTTAATTCAGTCTACTAAAAACCTTGCAGAACAAAATGGATTAGTTCCTGCTGATGTAATGGCTGATGTAGCAAATTCTGCTGAACAATTTGCATTATTTGGAAAAAATGGTGGTAAGAATATTGCTGAGGCTGCCATTGCTGCTAGTAAGTTGGGGGTTTCAATGCAACAAGTTTCTGGTATTGCTGATAACCTTTTAGATTTTGAAAATTCAATTAATGCAGAATTAGAACTTGGTGCAATGTTAGGTAGAAATATCAATTTAGATAGAGCCAGAGCATTAGCATATGAAGGAGATATAGGTGGTGCAGTTAGAGAAACACTTTCATCGTTAGGTGGTATAGAAGAATTCAATAAAATGGATTACTTCCAAAAGAAACAAACCGCAGCATTATTAGGTGTATCTGTTGCAGAATTCCAAAAAATGGCTGACAATGCAGATAAATTAGGTAAAAATGGAGAAATAACAGTAACTAATTATGAAAAATTTGCAAACACTGCAAAATCAGTAGGTTCACAACTATTTAGTGGAATGCAAGCAATGGGCAGTATGGCTATTGCAGCAGGTCAAATGGGTATTAATCTTAAAAGTAGTGGTGGTATATTACAAAAATTTAAATCATACTTTGGTAAAGGACCGAAAGGTCCACTTAAAGCTGATGGTACACCTGATATGAGATTTAAGAGTAATAAAACTGCCCCAATGAAATCCTTATCAGATAAAGCAAATCCAGCTTCTAAAGGTGGAATGATGGATTCTATGTCTAAAATCAATATGAATGCAGTTCTTAAAGGTGCTGCAGCAATGGTAATTGTAGCTGGTGCTGTATTTGTATTTGGAAAAGCAGTACAAGAATTTATGAAGGTTAGTTGGGAAGCAGTTGGAATGGCTGTGGTATCGATGTTATCTTTAGTTGGTGCTGTTGCCCTATTGGGTGCTATTATGATGAGTGGAGTTGGTGCAGTAGCAATTTTAGCTGGAGCAGCAGCAATGTTAGTAATAGCGGCATCAGTATTGGTATTAGGACATGCACTTCAAGCGATAGGAACTGGATTTGAAATGATGGCTAGTGGTATCGGAACTTTAATGCCACAATTAATGTCTGTAGCTACAACAATTAGTGGATTAGTACTATTAATCCCAGCAATAGCATTATTATCATATTCATTAATGGGGTTATCAGCTTCGTTAATAGCATTGGGTGTAGCTGGAGTTCTTGCCGCACCAGGATTAATGGCTTTGTCAGTAGTTGGTACTGTTGCAACTGGGTTAAATTCATTATTAGGTGGTGATGGTGGTGGTGGTGAAGACCGCGAACTATTAACTGAAATTCAAGGGTTACGAAACGATTTAACCAATGGTAAAGTTGCAGTTTATATGGATGGACAAAAAGTTGCATCAACCTTATCAAAGGTCTATGATAAAATAGGAAGTAATTCATACGCAGTATAACTATGCCTACATTAGAAGAATTATTTAAAAGTAAACAATTAGAAAGTCAAGGTGGTAAAACTGCCCAAGAGGTCTATGCGATTAGAAATGGTAATAATATACCATTATCATCCAATTCTCCTGTAATTAATGCTACTACAATGAAAGCTGTTAATTTATTAAGGCGTAATAATGGTAGTACATTAAGAGAACGAGTATTTGAACAAGAGACAACAGGTATTAGAATATTAGGTACACTTTCACAACCCCTATTGTATGGGCCTGAATTAGGTAGAATGGTATTAAGAGAAACCTTACCATTATCAGAGATGAAAGCAGAAACATCTGGTGTACTTCCATCAGGTCCTATTGGTAAGGTATTTAAGTCAGTTAGAACTTTTGCTACCAAAACATTAGGCATACCATCTCTTGCAACACCTACATTCACAAAAAACTTTTCAGACCCTACAAAGGGTAGTTTGGAAACAACAAATAGTATTCAAAAAGATTACCAAGGTGTATTACAAAATATTAAAGATAGTTCACAAGGAAGTCTTTTAGGTAGATTGTTAAAAGGTGGAATTGGTTCACTAACTGACCCAAATCAATTAGGTTCTAAAGTAATTGGTGAGGCAATGAAATTTGGGAAAGGTTTATTGAGAGATAAATTAGTAGGAGGTGGAAATGCCCCATCACAAAATAATTATGATTTTGACAATTTTCCAGGTTTTGCAAACGGAGTTAAAATAGTAAGAAATTATGGGTCAAACACACAAAATAATTTATTAAGTGCTACAAGTGCAGGAACATCTTTAACTACATTTAATAGTTCACTTCCAAACTTTGTTAGTGATTCTGGTAAATTTTTTGATGCAGGAGGTTCATCATATTCATCTTTCTTTAAACCAAGTATAACAACTGTTGAAACTAAAAATTTTGGAATTTTAGGTAAGGAAACAAGTACATTTGCATTACCAAGTAAATTTGTACAAAAATCTGATGATGCCGAAGAAAATAGAGAATTTGGATTATTAAAAAATTCTCCATTTCCAGATATTGAATTAAATAAACAAATAAACAGAGCAGGAAAATTATCAAAAGGTCAAATTGAAAAAAGAAAACAAAATTTAGATAATTTTTCTAAAAATAAAAATAATGAATCATCTTATGGTATTGCTGTAAATACGAGTGGTGTTTATAAAGAATCAGATGGTTTAAATATAGATAATACACCAATAGATGAACTTGATACAGTACCTCTTAAATTTACTTCTATACATAGAGGTAGGTCAGTTAATTTTTTATCAACAATAACTGGTTTAACCGAAACACTTTCACCATCATGGGATAGTGGTAAATTTATTGGTTCACCATTTAGTTACTACACATATAGTGGAATTGAAAGAAGTGTTTCATTTAACTTTAAAGTATTTTCTTTAAATGCAGAAGAGCACAAGGCAGGGTGGGATAAAATAAATTTTTTAAATACATTAGTTTTCCCACAAGGATTTTATTCGGAATCATCTGCAATAGTTCCACCATTTATTAAATTTACGATGGGTGATTTATATAAAGGTAAGTTTGCATTTATAGAATCATTATCACATACATGGTCAGAATCTACACCTTGGGAAATAAATAAAAAAGTAGATTCTATATCAAATGAAGGTGTAGATATGGAAGGCTATAGATTACCTATGATTACTGATGTTTCCATTACAATTAAATTTTTGGAAAGTAGAAGTACAACTCAAGGTAGAAGATTATATTCATTTACACCACAAACAAGTTAATAATGGCAAGTAGATATCAAAATAATAAAACAAAAAAATTAAATGATGGGAGAACTGTATATACTTCTAAAATATATCCAGAAATTCCATTAAGAGATGATGATATTTATGTTGCTAGCGAAACTGGTGATAGATTAGATACACTTGCATATCAATATTACAGAGATGCATCTTTGTGGTGGATAATTGCTGCAGCAAACAATATTCATAATGCACCATTTGGATTAAAAGATGGAACAATATTAAGAATTCCACAAAACTATATTGAGATAAATAATAATTTTAAATAATAGGTTATGTCAACATTTCCTAAATTTTCAAATATATCTGATTATATTCGTACAAAACTCAAAAATAGAAGAGGTAGCGTATATAATATATCTAAATTAAATCCATGGGTTAGGATTACATCTGGCACCGGTCCTGGTGGTCTTGTTCTATTATCAAATCCTAATTATGATTTATTTAAAGCAGCAGGAAGTGCAACTAATGGAATATATGGTAATGACAAACTATCAGGTACAGTTGGAACTACATGGGGTGGTGCATCTATAAATGCAAATGAGGGGCAAGGATATAGGCCATCTCCAATTGTTTCATCATTAGAAATTGATGAAGGTACTGGTAATTTATCAAGAAAGGCATCTTTTACAATTACTGCATACTCAAAAGAACAAATGGAAACTTTGAGTAAATACTTTTTAGAACCAGGTTATTCTATGTTTATAGAATGGGGTTGGAATACCGATGCTGGAGTAAGTGGATTACAGCAGTTAACTGCAGAGAATATTGCAAAATATCAAACATTCTCAAATACAAATGCAATAAGAGAAAGTTCTGAAGGAGAGTATGATAACTATTTAGGATTTATGACAGGTGGTGGTATTACTTTAAATGGTGATACTTGGAATATAAATGTAAAATGTTCAGGTTATGTTGAATTACCTGCATATCTTTTAGCAAGTGAATCTGGTGAACAAAACTCTAATGAAGATGCAACACTTGTTAGTGCACCATCCTATGGAACACAGAAAATTAGAATAAGTGAATTTAGTAATAATAAAGATGAATACTTTAAGTCAAGGTGGATGAAGGCATTTAATGACTTACCAAAAACCAGAAGAACTGAAAGAATACAGGCATTAGAATCTGAACTTGCAAAACAAGAAAATTTTATAAATTTCGATGACTCTACAAATTCTAAATTAAATAGTACAACAGATGGGTGGTTTTTTGGTTTGGTTAGAGATACAAAGCAAATTGGTGATGAGGATGTTACATTTCCAACTGGAACAAAAATAACATCTGATGCAAGATTCATAAAATTCAGTACACTTATGAGAATATTCTCTGAAATAGGTGTAGAGGGATATATTTTAAATAACGACCCCAATAAAGTTATAAAATTTGAAATAAATACAAAAGATACAAAATGTTCTGCATTTCCAAACATTTATAGTACTAAAATAGATAAGTTATTTATACCAAACCCAAAGGGGCCCAAGTTTAATTTAGGTAAAATACAACCCAAAAGTAAAATTAAAGATATTGTAACTGCTGATAAAGGTGGTGGTACGACTGATAATTCGGTAAAAAAATCAGATGGGGGATTGGTTCAGTTTCCTTCACAAACTACACCTACTGATAATTTAATTGGTGAAAGTGATACAAAAACTGCACAATATTGGGGTTATTTGGATAATTTATATGTAAATTTTGATTTTGCAAAAAATATATTAGAAACTGAATCTTTCTTTGTTAAAGATGCATTGTATCAAATTTTAAATGGTATGTCCTCTGCTGTAAATGGAATGTGGGATTTTCAAATTCAAGAAAATGAACTAAAAGATGAAAATGGAAATTCAACTGGAGTTACACAACTAACAGTTCACGAATTAAACTTTGTATCTGATGGTGCTAAAAGTGATAATACATACGAATTTAGTTTAATAGGTTCGGATTCCATATTTATTGATTCTTCATTTGATATGGATATTAGTGGTGCAAAGATGAACCAAATTATAGGTAGAAGATTAGGTGCTGCATTAAATGGTGATGTAAAAGAAACCCCAAAAACATTATTTTCAGATGAAAAGGATTTGTTAGGAGTTG